TTATGTGCAAATCGCTTTTTCCAGGGGGGCGAAGGGTACGACCTTCGCCCCCTTCTTTTTTGCGAAGGCGGCTTCGATCTTGTCCGGCTGCACGCCGAGACTCTTGATATATCGAGCCGTGGTGTTGGGGTTCTTGTGCCGAAGCACGGCCTGCACAGAGGGGATATCCATTCCTTCATAGGCCAATATCGTGGCTGACAAGTGCCGGATGGCATGGAAACCAAAAGGCTTGACGCCTGCCGCCTTGCACAGTTCCGGCATCATGTGTTGCCGCGCCGTATACTGCGCTCCGTTATGGCGGTTACTGAATACAAGAGGATTTCCTCTGTTCCGAATCTTCATTTCGCCCAAGGCGTCTCGGAGGGCAGTTGTCATGGGAATCCATGCGTACTCCATCCCTCGACCGCCGGTCTTACGTGTCCCCAGTCGAATTTTCCGACCGGAAAAATCCACATCTTCCCAGGTCAGACGAAACGCTTCTGCGCGCCGCGCTGCGGTATGGAGCAGGAACAGCAAAAAGGCCTTGTCCACGCTGTCGGCAATTTCGTAGACTTTCCAGAAATCTTCTTCCGGAGGGACGTACCGGGGCGTCTGATCCGCCGGAAACCGTTCCACAGAGAGAAAGGGGTTCACCGGCGGCAACCCGTAGTAGCGTTGTCCCCATGTCCAGGCCGCCGCAAGGTTTTTGCGTGTCTTATTGGCGGCGTTGCCCGAGGTGAGCGCTACGCGACGCAATACGTCCAGGCCGTGCCGTGGGGTTATGTGTTCAATATTCATATCAGGGGGGAGAACTTGAAGGGAGAGGCGAAAGGAATGTTTTTTTTCCTGCCACGTCTTGCGGCTAAATCGTTCTTCCACCATACGCAGATACGAAGTAGCGAAATCAAGCCAGCAGACCGTAGGGGTCGGCGAAGTCTCTACTTCCCACCGCTCTGCGTTTTGTTCTGCCTCCCATTTTTTTGCCTCTGCCTTGGTCGGAAATGATTTCGTGCGAACGCGGCCCTGTATCATCCGCGTCCCGCGCCATTTCCCGTTGGGCATCTGATAGGGCATAATCTCCTGTCCTTATTTGCTCTATGCGGTTTTCAGAGAACCTAACGGCGGCCCCAGGAGAAAGCTGGAAGCCCCCAAGCGCGCGTTTGTTCCTATAAACCCATGCGCGCGATACGTTCAAGAGGGTGGAAACCTGAGATGCGGTAAGCATTGCTGTTCTCCTTAGCGCCTTCTCATCTCGCTTCAAGCAAGTTCAACTGTGGTGGCCGGCTGATTTTTTTATGGGCAGTGATGTACTGACCCGAGAGTATGCCGATTGTATTGGGCATGGCTGTTTTCCTCGGTTTCTGCCATCAATGGGAACCGGGCTCCTTTGTCCCGGTTCTGATGATGGTGGAAATAGTTCTGCTCTCCGGGGTGCTGGAAGCTAGGCGATCACCTTCACGCCATCGGGCAGATTGGCATGAAGCCACTCGGAAATGGAGCTGATAGCCGTGATTTTCCAGGCGCCGCCGTCAGCTTCGATGAGCGAGCAGGTCAGGGGATCGGAACCCAGGCGAAAGACGAACTTGCGCGGGGGCTGATCCACTTCCACAAAGGTACTGAACGGTATGAGCACGGCGGGGCAGGGTACAGGGACTGTGGATTTCCGCGCCGCGCCCTGTCGGATGGAAACCTCCTGTGATACGCCGTCATCAAGGAGATGGACTTCGCTGGTGTCCACAATATTGCCGGAAACTTGCAACAGGCTTTGGAGGTCTTCGCTTTCGCAGAAGCATGATTGTAGCCAGGGCACGAATTTGTCCGGCGACACATGCTGATTGAACATATGTTCCGGTATGACGGCGCGAGCCTGCATGAAAACGTCGCGCTGGCGAAAACCACCGAACGGAGTGGAAATGACATCGACGAGCTGCGGTCCGCGGACATGCACCATGGTTTTCTGAAGATCCAGTCCATCGGGGTTGTCGGTCAGGTAGTCCTTGATGGACGAGAGCGTGCTGACGTTCAAAGTACCCACCAGGGCTTCGCGCAATTCTTTCCAATCATGATCAGCATCGGGCTTGTAGAACACACGCTCGTCATCCAGTTTGTGCATAATGAAAGTCTGTACATTGGACTTCTTTTCGGCTTCCAGTTGTTGGCCAAGACCCACAAGATGGGCATCGGCTTCTTTGCGATTGTCAATAAGTTGTGACACTTGGATATCCTCTCTGGTTGATGGTTAGTTGCTCTGTGCAGCCTTGAAAGGCGTCACGTTTTTGGAGGTTTTTTCGTGGACCTCGCCGGGCATAGTGCCTTCAAGGCGGAGCTGGCCGGGATTGTGATCCTTGGCGGCCTCGAACAGCAGATGTTTGCCATCTTCCTTGTCCAGCAGCAGCGGAATTTCCTGCGCTTCCTGAGGCTGGAGGGAGGTTTTGACCGTGGCCTTGGCCATGGGAAAATTGCGGTCCTTATTCGGTTTAAAGACGATTTCAAGCACCAATTTGCGGGGCTTTTCCGGCGGAGTATTCACGTCAGCGATGTTTTCCGCGATTTGGGCCAGGGCTTCATCCACAGCTTCAATGATGCCGCCGCCATTCATGTGGGCGAGGGACAAGGGAATGCTCATATTTACCTCCAGGTTATTGTGGTCTGTGCAGACCGTCTTGGTTTGTTTAAGCGTGTTGCGAGGAATCGGCCGACGCGTTTGCGGCACAGCCGCAGGGAATGAGGAACCGGGCACCCTGGCCGGAAATCAGCCAGTCGGGATTGAACCCTTTCCTGCGCAGCAGGATGAGCAGCCAGTCCGCGGGAATGCTGCCTCGGCGTTTGGCATCGGAAATGCTGGACTGGCGAATGCCCAGATACGCGGCAAGTTCGGTTTGCGTGCGACAGCCGGTCGCCTCCTGGATACGGGCATAGGCCTCGGGGAAATTGAATTGGCACATGGTGTTGCAGACACCTCCAGCTATATTTTGCGCACGCCGCATGACGTGCAGAGTTCTTTGAGTTGAGAGATGGCAATCTGTATGGAGGCTTCCTTATCCGGGGGATAGGAAAGCATCAGCATCAACCGGATTTCCTGGCCCGAGGAGGCTGTCGGGGCGGTTTCAGGAGGGACCGAGGCCGCCGTAACCGTTCGAGACGCTTGGGGCACAACCGGAGCGGATGACACAGTGCGTATTGCCTGTGGCTGCGCCGCATCCAGCCGCGTCTGTTCCGTCGCAAAGGCCGCATTGATGGCCTTGAATGATTCATCCAGGGGCGTGTCGAGACTGCACAGATCGGGCGTCATAAATCGGGCCAGGGAAAGCTCCAGACCATGACGGGCATTCAGGTCCTTGACGTGGTTCTCAATCGCAAGAGTGCGTTCTTGCCTGGCCTGTTCCAGCCGCTTTTGCTCGGCCTCTTCCCGGACACGAGACTCAATGATGCCCGCTATCGCTTCCCGGATGCCCTTTTTCGAGGCGCGGACATTGAGCCATTCGTCCCTGATGGATATGTCGAACGGGGCCAGGGCGGGCCGAGCCGCAAAGGCCTCCGCGATCATGGCTTGCACGGAAGTTTTCCGATCCTCACGCTGCCGCGCCTCAATCCCCTTCACCTGTTCGGAAAGGGCGGCATAGGCGCGGGTGAAAATGCCCGTGATTTCCTTGGCCTGTTGCTGAAATGCTTCGATGGGCGCGGAGACGTTCTTGACCGCCTTTTTTCTGGCTTCCTCCAGGGCGGCCCTGGTCGCGTTGATGCGGGCCATATCCTTTTTGATGTCCGGTACGGATTCTTCCGTAACGACAAGATCAGTGTATTTGGCGGTTACGTCCGTGGCCCAGGCTTTGAGCCCTTCGTAATTGAAAGCCAGAGAAGGCAGGGTGCTTTGGACGTTGAGATCAAGAGCCGCTTCGGTCTGAGTCATGGTTATTTCTCCCCTTGCCACGAGGGGCAGAACATGCCCGAGGCGTCCGTATAGCTGGGGCAGGAGGGACATTGGGCCGCTTCCACAAGCGCGCCGTCACGATTCGGGCAGGGAATCTGCGTGGTGCCGTCCCGTTCAGGCGCATTCGCGGCCAACGTTGCCTGCTGGCCGGACGGGGACTCGGCGGCGTGGGCGTCTTGCGCGGCGGGTTTGGCGTTCTCCTTGGCAAGACGGCCCTTGAGTTCTTCCGCCTTGGCCGCCGTGGCGGCATCAGCGGGTTTGATGGTCATGTCGAACCAGTCTTCCGGCTTGCTCACTCCATCCTTGATGTTGTTGTAGATTTTCCACAGGCGCAGGATTTCCCCGGCCTGGATCGCGTCAAGGCGGTGCCCGAGCCGGGCTTCAATGTGTTCCTGAAGCACGCCGAAGGGCTGGAACACCGCCAGCATGTTTTTCCTGGCTTCCTTGATGTCCCCGACTTCCGCATTCATGGTGATTTCGCACTGGCGCACGGCGTCTTCAATCACGTCTCCGGGAATGATTTCGAGGATGGTCGCGCGGACACGGCGTTGCGCGTAGTTGGCAACGAGTTCGTAGATGTCCCGCTCGTCTTTCAGCGCGTACCCGCCCTTTTTGGTATCGCGCCAATGTTTGACCGCAAACTGGCGCATGGCCTTGGTGTTGGTTTCCAAGTCCCAGGCATAGGCTTCGACTTCGGACTTTCCCTGGTCGCGGCTCATTTCGCGGAAGCCGTAGGTCATATTGCCCCAGGCGCGGGCCGCGGCTTCGGCCAGCCGGATAGAGGGGCCGGATATCGGTTCTTTGCCGCGCTCGTATTCATAGAGGGCTCTTTTGGCGAGGTTGAGGCGGCTGCACGCCGTGATCAGGCGTTCACGGGCCTTGATTTCGTCGCGGGGACGGCTGGCCGCGATAACTAAAGCCGCCTGGACTTCGGCGATGGCCCGTTGCTGATCAGCCGATGCGATTGCGGACTCGGGCGCGGCAACTTGGTTGTTTTGCGCGGCCAGGGTCGCATTTCCGCTGGCGGGCAGAGTGGGGATATTGCTCGGATGCTGGCTCATGCTGCTTTCTCCATCAAATCCCGCAGGCGCGGGGTTCCGTGTTTGTCGATGTTCAGGGCAATTCCCGCGCCGCGTACCCGAGCCTTTCCGGTGGATTGGGCAAGGGTAACGAGCGCGGCCCGGCAATGCTTTTCATAGGTTTCGGCGTCTTTGAGGATGGCGCGGGCTTCCCGCCATGCGGCTGCCGCTGTTGTCCATTCCGGGCTGTCCAGGCGCGCCAGGGCCGGATCAAGAGGCGGCAAGTTCACGTTTCCGGCGAGGTCTGCTTCAGGGGGAATCGCCGTCAGGACATATCGCTCCCAAAAATCGCGGGCGATGTCCCACATGGCGTGGATCAGCGCGTCGTCGCGCTCAATGGGCAGGCGGATCATGCGCCACATTTCCGCGCTGAATACCGCCAGTTCGGCCCGGTTGAGCCCGGTGACGCCCAGGTAGTGCTGAATTTGCACAAGATATTGATGGGTCGCCCCTCCCTGCTCCATTGCCAGAAAGCCGGCCATGCGCGGGGTTTTGATTTCCAGGACGCCGGGAGCGCCGTCGTCGGGGAGCGCGATGCCGTCCAGGTTGGCGATGGCCCATGTTTCGCTCAAATGGCGCTGCATGGGGGGCGTCTGGACGGTCCAGCCGGTTTCGCGGGCGTACATGTCGCGCACAATCGGTTCCAGATAGTGACCGCGCTGGAAATCCGGGGAACTGTCCGTGTCGTCCGGGCGCCCGAAAATTTTGTCTTCCCACACGTCGCGGGCGGTGCGGCCGAACTGGTCCACGCCGAGCAGCGCAGCCATGTCGGACCCGCCGATGCCGGTGCGGCGCTGAGCGAGAAATGTCGAGCGGTCCATGTCCATTACGCGGCGCTCCCGCATCCCGGCTGCTGGCGGGCGCGTTTTCGGGGGAACAGGCTCGGGCACATCCGGAAAATATCAAGGCGGACCGACTGGAGAATGAGCCTGACGCACACGCCTTTGTCCCCGTGCTTTCTGGTCCATTCCGCCGCACGGATCAGCCATTCACTCGCGGTCTTGGCCGTGCGGGGGTATTGGCGGGCTTCATATTCGAGCGTCTGAGCCCGGTCCTTAATGAATTGCGCTGTTTCTGCTCTGGTCATTTTTCTATCTCCATTCCTGGCATATCCGCACCACTGCTTTGCACTGCTCCACGTCCATCCAGCCGATGTGGCAAAATCGGGATTCGGGGTAGGTGCCCAGGGCTTTTGCCAGTTTGCGGTAGGCGTCGGCCCGACTGAGGGGGCCGGTCCTCCAGAGAGGGTCAAAGACCGCATGCGCATTGGATTTCCAGCGGCGAAGTTCCGCGTTCGCCAGTCTGCCCATAGGGGCCGCGCGGCGGCTGTTTTTGTGACAGCCTACCCACGCCGCACAGTCCCGGCAGAGCCAGAAAAACAGATCCGTGAATCTTCCCGGCCCGTATATGGCGGCTCCGTTGACCAGCTTGGCCGGGCGGCCGCAATACGGGCACGAGACGGCGGGCAGAACTGTGAGCCCCATCACGCGGCCTTTCTCGGGGCGGCCTGTGCCGGGCTTTCCGGTTCCGTGGTTTCTTCCACAAGCGCGGGGTGGGCGGCCTTGAGTTCTTCCATTCTGGCCGCCGCCCATTCCGCGTCAGAAATCAGGTCGTCATGCATGCCCTGGTAGGCGTCCAGCAACGCGGCAGCGTCGTATTCCGTCCCGCACTTCGGGCAGAGGTAGAGAGAACCGTCTTGCTTGAGATAGGCGGCCTTTCCGCGTTCGTCGCATTCCGGGCACAGATAGGGGGTAGCGCGCAGGCTGGCGATCCGGCGGGCGCGTGTTTCCTCTTCCCGCGCTTGCTCCGCAATGGCGCAGCGGCGCGGGTCTGTACACGTTCCTGTCGAAAATTGTTCATGGCTGCATCCCATTCCATAGCACATGGCTTGCCTCCTTTATAAATTCTGTTTCAATTCCTGCCGCGTCTTGCGACGCGGCAAGTCAGAAGAAAAATTACTGTTCAACTACGAGAGAATCTTCTTTTACTGGCATCCAATAGCAATCTCTATCTAGTAAATAGCGAGCGCCGCACGCATATAATGAACAAGGTTTTTCCGGCTTGTAGTAGTCTGTAACTCGTAGATTGAATTTAACCCCATAATCGTTTGTGTAGATAACCTTGTCTCCGGGCTTGAACTTCAACGGCTGGCCGTTTTCCGGGGCAAAGGGGTGTTCGGCATCATGATTCCGAATGACTTCTTCCATCCATTCCCAATGCGACGACATGGCGTCCCCTATTCGTGTTCTTGTTTTGTATGAAAGCGAAAGACTTCATTTCCCCCAAAACATCCAACATATTCAGTCCTGAATCCGCATGATTTGAGGTAGTCGTATCACCCCTTCCCTGCCGTCGCCTGCCTTCCCGCTGCGCCTGGGCGTCGCCGGGCATCCACCCTCTGCCTTGGCCGCTTGCGGCTTGCCGTGCTCGGTACTTGTGGGGTCGCCTCCGGTTCCGGCTTTGTGGCTACTCTGGGCCGTAGCCCGTGTTCGCCGCTCTTCCCCGTTGGCAAAATCAAATTATGCAAATGTAAAATCAAAGTCAATAAAAATTTACAAAAGTATAAAATTAGCTTATAAAAAAATACGCCGCGAGTTCCGGCGTGATGGCATCCCGGTCAACGGGCACAAAAAGCCCCTCAAGTGAGGGGCGGGGGGAGAGGAGCGAGATTATGTCTCAGAAAAACAGCAGGTCATCAGGCGATAAACACGAGAATACCTTCCACGTCTACGTAGCAAAGAGGGTAGATACGTGTGTTTTCCCTGTAAAAAATAATGTCCATTGTCCGCATTGTGCCGATAAAGAAATATGCAGGAAGCCTACTCTACAATCCTTGCAACTACTCTCACAGCAGATTCAACAATAACTTCAACCGGGATAACAGGGGTATTGATATTATCATTCATGATGTTGATCCGTTTTATTTCACCTTTCCAATATATTTTTGCATATTCAAAGCAATATTGACGATAATTTCCAATGGGAAAAGGGGGACACCAAAAACCCTTATGAGTTGGCTTCTCAGGGTCAATGACCTTTACTTTATATATATTTTGATTTTTCGCGTTGAAATTTCTGTAGATAACTGCATTTTCTAGAGTATCGAGCAAAAATATGGAATTAAACCGACTCGGTTTTTCTGGATATTGCTCTTTGCGAATGAGTTCCAGAATTTCTTCTCTGTAAAGCGTGCTGATATCCCCGAATCCCGGCATATATTTTTCTAGGAGTCTACCAAAATTCCCATTTTCTATAACGCTCCCGGCACCAATAAGAGGATGCGTTACATGATAATAGGTTACCGGCATGTCATTCTCCGTATTTTTGACTCGTTCTATCTCCTACTTCTCCCTCACGTCCGTCCACGCCCAGATGACGCGGCCCACAATAGCCTTGTCCCAGTCGTCGCAGAAGTCATGCTTCAGGCTGTAAACCATGGGCGGCCACTTTGAGCCGTTGTCGCTGTAATAGGTGATCTGAAAATCGTCTTTGCGCTCAGTGATGCTGACCCGCTTGACCATGCCGGAACCGTCGTCAGGGTCAAGCACCAGCATCATGTGTCCGGGCTTGGTCACGTCGCGGTCGTCACGGTCCACCAGTACGATGTCACCGGGATTTAAGGTGGGCAGCATGGACGTGGAATTATGCCCGATTTCCACAGCAATTAAATTTCGGCGGTGCCTGATGGCAGGCAGGTTCTTGTAGGCGAGGAACCAGCTTTTGACGTCGTTTTCCGGCAGATAGCCCGGCCCTGCACCTACTTCGCCTACCAGGGGCGCAGCTATATAGTCTTCGGAAACTGGCGGCGTGGCATACTCTCCGGCCGGGACGACCTTGGCGTTGACGAAGCAGACGTCACGTGAGGCATCGGCTTCCGGCAGCGAAATTGTTGCTCCAAGAGCATCAAGGAGAGGTGAAAGTTTTTCTAAGCTCGGTTTCCTATCACCCTTTATCCATGTATGGAGAGTCGGAACGCTGATGTTTAATGCGCGTGCCGCCTGACTGACATTCCCATTATAGCTTTTCTCTATAGCCTGTTTGATGGCTAATACTGCGGTATCAAAGAAATTTCCCATATTTTCTTTCGACCCCAATTTTATACATTTGTCAAATCTCTATATGTAAAAATTTATTGCATATTACTTTTACTTTTGTATAAAATAGAAGCATGAAAACTGAAACAGTTTTTCGGAAGGCTTTAGGTGCCCACGGTCTTACGATTTCTGACGTCATCGCGCATGGGATTCCCAAGGGGACTGTCCTTGCGCACTACTATGGCATCAGGAGTTTGTCTCTACGCTCCGCGTTCAGATATGCAGAACGGTTAAAAATTCCGCTTACGGACCTTGTTAAACCTACAGTCACCCCCACCACGCCGCCCGAACCCGAACCGGGGAAAGGGGGCGGGGATGCTGCGTAGCTTCGTCGTCATCTATGGCTGGGAGCCGGTCGCATGGTTCGGCGTATCCGTGGCGGCATTCTTCGGAATGCTGGTCTGTCTGTGGCTGTATGCCGCTGGGAAGTACTAGCCCCGCCAGGCACCGCCGCACCGCATCGTCCGGCGTCGAGTACTCCGCGCGGCTGTATGTGCGCCAGAGGATGCGCCCCGGAAGGATAACGGCAATACGCCAGTAGCGTGGACGGGCAGTAAGACGGAGCAGGGCGGGGGCTGAAATTTCCATGCCGTGATCCTGCCAGTCATGGCAAGCGCAGGAAAAAAGAAAATGAGTGAACTTTCGCAACGTATCGCACGACTCGTCCACAACGCGGCCAGCAGCTACCCCGGAGGCATCGCGGCCATTGCGCCCCGGCTAATGGAGGATGGCCGGGCCGAGCGCACAGTGTACCAGGATTTGAACCCGCAGCCGCGTAAGCTGGGCGACGGACGTATGAAGCCGCCATGCACCAAAATCGGCGACATGGTGCGAGTCATGGAGATCACCGGGAATCTGGAACCGTTGTACGCGCTGTGCGCCCATTTCGGCCTGGTTCCGACCTCCCTGAATGCTCTTGAGCCGGACGCCCCTAACATGGAGCGGGAAATGCTTCAGGATGTGCCGAGTGTGGTGCGCTTACATGAGGACTGTGACCGCCTGGCGGAGGGAGCGGGGTCCGTTGAAGAGGTGCTTGGCGCCCTGGATTTCGCCACCAATGATCTGCGGCAGACTGTGGTCATGACGCTTGAAAAGGCCGGGTTTGATGCACGGCCCCTGTTTCGGCGTATTCGAGGGAAAAGGTGATGTGCAATACCCTCTACCGCTCCTTCCTCGAAGCCAAGCTGGCCATTTCGCGACATTCCGGCTTTACCGTCCCGGCAGATGCCATCCACCCCATGCTGAAGCCGCACCAGCGCGATATCGTGCGCTGGGCGCTGCTGGGGGGCCGTCGCGCAGTGTTCGCGGCCTTCGGCCTGGGCAAGTCGTTCATGCAACTTGAAATCATGCGCCAGATCTCTTGGAAGGAGGGCGGCCGCCAGCTCATCATCGCCCCTCTGGGCGTGCGGCAGGAGTTCAGGGCTGACGCCGCCAAATTGGGCATGGGCCTTGCCTTCATCCGGCGCGACGAGGAAATCAGCGGCCCGGGCCTGTACCTCACCAATTACGAATCCGTGCGCGACGGCCGCCTGCATGTGGACCAGTTCAATGCCGCGTCCTTGGACGAAGCCAGCGTGCTGCGCTCTTTCGGCAGCCTGACCTATCAGACCTTTCTTACGCTCTTTGACGCCGTGAAGTTCCGCTTTGTGGCCACGGCCACGCCCAGCCCCAACCGTTACAAGGAGCTGATCCACTATGCCGGTTTTCTGGGCGTCATGGATACCGGCCAGGCCCTGACCCGCTTTTTCAAGCGCGACAGCACCAAGGCCAACCATCTGACCCTGTACCCGCATATGGAGCGCGAGTTCTGGCTGTGGGTCAACTCCTGGGCCGTATTCCTGCAAAAGCCGTCCGATCTGGGCTGCTCCGATGAGGGATATGATCTGCCCAGGCTTCACGTCCATTATCACAAGGTGGCGACGGGCCTGCCGCAGGCCTGCGACAAGCACGGCCAGTTGCAGCTTGTGGACAACGCGGCCATGGGCCTGCAGGCGGCCAGTCGGGTCAAGCGTAACAGTCTGCCCGCGCGCATAGCCAAGATGCGGGACATTCTCGACGCCGCACCCGGCGAGCACTGCATCATCTGGCATGACCAGGAGGCCGAGCGCCACGCCATCAGGCAGGCCGTGCCGACTGTGGTGGACATCCACGGCGGCATGGATCTGGACGAGCGCGAAAACCGGGTTGTGGACTTCTCCAACGGCGACTTCCCCCTGTTCGCCAGCAAGCCGGTCCTTTCCGGCTCGGGCTGCAATTTCCAGCGCCACTGCCGTATGGCCATCTTTCTAGGCATCGGCTTCAAGTTCAACGACTTCATTCAGGCCATCCACCGCATTCACCGCTTCCTGCAGGAGCGGGAATGCCACATTCATATCATTTACGCTGATGCCGAGGCCCAGGTGCTGGAAGCCCTGCAAGCCAAATGGCGGCGGCATGAGGAGATGGTGAAGCGCATGAGCGAGATCATCAAACAATACGGCCTGTCCGCCGCCGGGATGGCGGAGGAGTTGCGCCGGTCCATCGGCGTGGAGCGTATAGAGGTGCGGGGGCAGCACTTCACGGCGGTCAACAATGACTGTGTGGAGGAAACCCGCCGCATGTCGGAGAACTCCGCAGGCCTGATCTGCACATCCATTCCGTTCAGCAATCATTACGAATACACGCCGTCGGTCAACGACTTCGGGCATACCGACGACAATGCCCACTTCTGGGCGCAGATGGACTTCCTTACGCCGGAACTGCTGCGCGTGCTGCAACCGGGCCGGATATACGCCTGCCACGTCAAGGACCGGATTCTGTTCGGCAACGTCACCGGCGCTGGCGCGCCCACCGTCAGCCCTTTCCACGCCGAGGCCATCTTTCACGGCATCCGGCACGGATTCCATTACATGGGCATGATCACCGTGGTGACGGACGTGGTGCGCGAGAACAATCAGACCTACCGCCTTGGCTGGAGCGAGCAGTGCAAGGACGGCACCAAAATGGGTGTGGGCAGCCCCGAATACATCCTGCTGTTCCGCAAACCGCAGAGCGACCGCAGCCGCGGCTATGCCGACGAGCCGGTCGGCAAGGGCAAGAACGAATACAGCCGGGCCCGCTGGCAGATAGACGCGCACGCCTTCTGGCGGAGCAGCGGCAACCGTCTGATGACCGCCGATGAAATGGCGACCCTCACGCCCGACGTGCTGGCCGGTTATTTTACCAAGGCCAGTCTGGCGGACATTTACGACTATGAGGAGCATGTGCGCATCGGCGAGCGCCTGGACGCCAAGGGCGCGCTGCCGTGTACATTCATGGCCCTGGCTCCGGGCAGTCATTCGGAATGGGTCTGGCATGACGTCACGCGCATGCGCACGCTCAACGGCAAGCAGGCGCAGCGTGGCCTGCAACAACATGTCTGCCCTCTGCAATTCGACATCGTTGATCGCATCATCAACCGCTACAGCAATCCCGGCGAACTTGTCTATGATCCCTTCGGGGGCCTGATGACCGTGCCCTACCGGGCCGTGATGCTGGGCCGCCGGGGCTGCGGCTGCGAACTCAACGCCGGGTATTTTCTGGACGGCGTGAAATACCTGCGCGCCGCCGAACAGGACGTCTCCGCGCCGAGCCTTTTTGACCTGTGCGACGTGGAACATACGCGGGGAGCGGCATGAACGGCTTGATCGTCGATCTCTTTGCGGGCGGTGGCGGAGCCTCGACCGGCCTTGCCTGGGCCTTGGGACGCGACCCGGACATCGCCATCAACCACGACGCCGAAGCTCTGGCCATGCACAGGGCGAATCATCCGCACACACGGCACATGCAAAACGACATCACCCGGGTGCTGCCCTTGGAAGCCACAGGCGGGCATCCCGTGGCGATTCTGCACGCCTCGCCGGACTGCACGCATTTTTCTAAGGCCAAGGGCGGCAAGCCCAAGTCTCAGTATATCCGCGACCTCGCGTGGGTAGTTATTCGCTGGGCGGAAGACACGCACCCGAACCTTATCACGTTGGAGAACGTGGAGGAATTTTTGACGTGGGGACCGTTGGATAAAAACGGCCAGCCAATCAAAGAGCAGGCCGGGGCCACCTTTGCGGCGTGGCGGAAACGGCTTGTGCGGCTGGGCTACCGGGTGGAATGGCGGCTTTTGAGAGCCTGCGACTATGGCGCGCCCACCACGCGGCGGCGGCTTTTTGTTGTGGCGCGGCGGGACAAGGGGCCCATCGTCTGGCCCGCGCCCACACACGGCAACCTGAAATCCGCCGAAGTGCTGGCCGGAAAACTGCTGCCGTGGCGCACGGCGGCGGAGTGCATTGACTGGTCTATCCCCTCGCAAAGTATTTTCGACCGAAAAAAGCCGTTGGTTCTCGCCACACAGCGCCGTATTGCCGAGGGCTTACGGCGATATGTCCTCCAGGCGGCGGAGCCGTTCATCGTGACCTATTACGGGGCCAAGAAGCCCGACGATTTTCGCGGTCAGGACTTGGGCCGTCCGCTCCCGACACAGACCACGGAAAACAGGTTCGGCCTTGTGGCTCCGGTACTTTCCCGCCAGTTCGGCCGGTCCATCGGTCAACGAGTGGACGCCCCGCATCCTACAATCACTCAGTGCAACCATGACGCACTCGTGGCCGCCTGCATCACAAAATATTACGGCAAGTCGGACTGTTCGGGCGTGGATGAGCCGTTCCATACCCTGACCAGCAAAGAACGTATGGCCCTTACGTCCGCATGTCTGGTCAAATACTATGGCACGGCCAAGGCTGCGGACGTGGGCGAGCCCATGCACACCATTACCGCCAAGGCCCGCATGGGGTTGGTGGAAGCCGAGGCACGGAAAGGTTCCGAACCAGGGCGATACGAGCAGGTCCGAGAATTTTTGCGCGCTTGGGGCGTCATCGGCCCGGAGGACGAAGCGGAATTTGTCTATGAGGGCGTCGTCCTTCGCATCATGGATATCCTCATGCGGATGCTTGCGCCGCGAGAACTCTATACGGCGCAGGGCTTCCCGCCGGATTACATCATTGACGAGCTTCCGGGCGGAAAGCGCCTGACAAAAACCGCGCAGATACGCATGTGCGGCAATTCCGTGCCGCCGGAGATGGTTGAAGCGCTCGTAAGGGACAACGGGCCAGCCACCTGGGATCTTCCGGTACGTGCGCCGTTGCCAATGATGGGAATGTTATCCGGGCACGCGGAGGGATGGGCATGATCGACGACAGCAAGAAACACACCGCCTCGGGTTGTTCGCACGGCAGATTGACGCGCACGGGCCGTTCAGTGATGTGCAGGGCGGATTTGTGTGGAATTGGGGAATTTACCGTTCCGTCTCCGAGCGGGGTGTATGGCGTAAGGCGGGACTGGTGTGAGGAGCGTTGCCCGATCAGGCTGGCAAAATTGGAAGCACAAGAAGGTAACTGATGGCTGCAACAAATGCGCAAAAGTTGAGCGAGATTCTGACTCGGTATGAATAAAAAAAGGCCCGGTTGCAGCCGGGCCAAATTCGAAAACTCACTGTAAAAAGAGTATGAATCAAATGCTGTGCATCGTCAAGGGGGGAAATCATGCGTGATTATGCGTCCATTGCCCCCCAATTCTGGACAGGGGAAACAGGACGGGAGTTGCGCCGGGCGGGGCCGGAAGCGCTTGCCGTGGCCCTTTATCTTGTCACCTGCCCCCATGCCAACGCATTCGGGCTGTACTATCTGCCCCTTTCGTATCTCGCGCATGATACCGGACTCCCCTTGCAAGGGGCTTCAAAGGCCCTTCAAAAGTGCTTGGAAGCCGGGTTCTGCGACTATGACGAAGACTCGGAAGTGGTGTGGGTCTACAATATGGCGCGGTTTCAAATCGGCGGCCCGCTCAACCTCAAAGACAATCTGGTGAAATGGGTACGCAAGGAATGGGCGTCTCTCCCGAAAAACAAGTTTCTCCGCGCTTTCTGGGAAAAATATGGGGAGGCGTATCACCTGTCCGCCCCCAGCCCCTCCGAAGCCCCTGGCAAGCCCCTCCGAAGCCAAGAGCAAGATCAGGATCAAGAAGGGGACAGGGAGCAAGACCAGGAAGACATCAGCGCGAAGCCCTTGGCAGGCTCCACGCCGCCGGAGCCGTCTGTGGCCCTCATTCCCCTGGTGGACAAAACGGAGTTCCCGGTTTCCCGCGCGGTGGTTGAGGAATTTAAGCGGGCGTATCCGGGGGTGAACGTCGAGAGAGAGTTGGCGAAAGCCCGCGCTTGGTGCCTGAGCAATCCATCCCGGCAAAAAACGCAAAAGGGTGTCATGCGTTTCCTGAATGCGTGGATGGAGAGGGAACAGAACAAGGGCGGCGGACAATCCGGAGGCGGGGGACAGCCCTGGGTATCTCCGGCGCAACGTCGTCAGGACGCCAACATGCAGGCCGCCCGTGACTTCGCGGGGGAGGGGTAAGCCATGACGGACGCCGACAAAAAGGATTTTGCCGAAATCATGGTGGCTCTGGCCGAGAATTACAGCCAGACGTTGACCAAACAGGGCCTGAGCCTCCGTTTTACGGCACTGCGGGAACACGACATAGCCGACATCCGCGCAGCGGCCATGTCGCTCATGGTATCCCGCCGTTACACCACCATGCCAACTGTGGCGGATTTCCTTGACCACCTGGGTGGCGGAAGCCAGGAGGATCGGGCCGAAGTGGAAGCGGGCAAGGTGTTGCTGGCGCTACGGGAACACGGCGGCTACCGTTCCGTGGTCTTTGACGATCCCGTGACCATGGCCGTGGTTGAGAAAGGCTTCGGCGGCTGGACGAAGCTGTGCGAGGAACTGCGTGGCGCGGAGGAAAAGTTCTGGCGCCGGGATTTCGTCAGGATGTATGCCGCCTATGGCCGCCAGGGGATCAAGACGTTCGGCCACCTCCCCGGGCGTTTGGAAAACCGGAACGGGAGCAACGGATTTTTGGGCGAGGTGCCCGCGCCTGTCCTGATCGGAGATGAAAGGCGCGCGGCGGCTGTGCTGGCGGCCGGAGAGGCGCGGCAGGCCCTGGAAGAGGGGGCCGGGAGGCCGATTCCCCGTGATTTCCTCAAGGCGCTTCCAGACAGGACCGGGAAAGCCGAGGCGGTGTGACGATGGCCGCCCGTTGGACGCTGGAAGACGTGCGGCGCATTGAGGCCCGGCGCATCGGTCGCAAGCTCGGTCTTCCCGAAGCGTTGCCCATGCCCACGGAGCACGAGGAGCAAAAAGCGCTCATGGATTGGTGGCGCTGGTATGCCCCGGCCTGCGGCCTTGATGAACGTCTGCTCATGGCGATTCCGAATGCGGGCAAGCGCAGCCGGGCGACTGGGCGCTGGTTCAAGGCCGAGGGCTTGCGCGCGGGTGCGCCCGATCTGCTGCTGGCTGTGCCGCGCGGGCGCCGGCATGGTCTGTTCGTGGAAAACAAACGGCGAACCGGGGGCCGGGTAAGCGGGGAGCAGGAAGACATGCTCGCACTGCTCGCGGCCCAGGGCTATCAGGTCACTGTCTGCCGGGGGTGGGATGAGGCACGGGCGACCATTCAACAGTATATGGAGGCTGAATCGTGAACGCGGACGCGGTACGGGATTGCCTGGAGATTATTGGAAACGGCACGGCCATACGGGGTGAACAGGCGCTGTACCGGCTGGCCGAGGCCATGCAGGAAGCGCGGTGCAAGCATCCTGTCTTTGCCGATGGCATCTATCAGGCTTTGGGTCGGGTGGGAGCCGAATACGGCGAACTGGTGCAGGCCGTCGAAAAGCTGGAATCGCCGGAGCGTGTGGAGACCGAGGCCCTGCATTTGCTGGTCACGACGGTGCGCCTGTTGAACAAGGAATATGAACCCCATGAGGAAGAGGGAATGCGATGAGCCAGGAAACAATGATTGTCCGGCCGGTGCAGGTGTTGCGCGGCTACAAGAATATCGCGGCCACGCTGCGCACGTCCGAAGAAAAGGTGCGGGATATGATCGCCGCTGGTGCGCCTGTGGTGATGGAGGGTGACATGCCCAAGGTGGAAGCGGCGGAACTGTGGGCGTGGTATGTGCAGTGGCGCAACGGGGAAGGAAAAAAACAGAGACGGCCCCCCGCATGCGGGAGGCCGTGTTGAGATTAGTGGTTACGATGAAGGGGAATGATGAACGCTTTTTTTCCGTAGTCCTCGGCCCTGATGATCTTGCCTGATCTCCAGTGGCGGAAGCACTTCACAAAGCGAACCATTACGCCATTCACCTTCCCCATCCAAGTTTGGCGGCCTTTGGGCGCACCTGTAGAGTGTTTCTGCATGCAGAAACTCCTGTGGGCCGACACCTTGACCGGATGGATAATTCCCAGTAAAAACAAAAGTCTCTAGGTTTTGTTTTCTGGTCAAGGAGCCGCTGGCGGCCTTCGGGTTGTCGGCGGCTTCGCTTTTTCCCGCGAACGGGAAATTTCAGTCATACGAATCGCGGATAGTCGACAGTTTTGTCTTGCCATTCGGCGTTTCGTTGTCTCCATCTATAATTTCGTACTCAAACTCTTCTCCCAAAGCAGCGAGCCGACCACGACGAAGCTCTGCCAGCGTTGTATTCCCTGAACAAGCTCGTTCGTAGCTATAATCCGGCACGTCCTCATTCCGCGGAGCGCGAATAACGATTTGGATGCCTTCGGTTTCCCAGAAGGCGTCCTCGAATTCCCACGATTTCATTGTTACCTCCTCTTAGAGGGCTAAGTCTCATTTAATAGACTGATTGTCAATACAATATTTTATATAATTTTTATATGTAAAATTGATATGTTATTTAATTTTTATGCTCAAAAACGTACTTTAATATGTCCTTAATTTTTATAAAAATGGAGAAAATTGAGTCTGGTATAGGTATACTATTTTTATCACAGGTCATGTCAATCCCCTTTTTCGCCTCGATTCCCCGCTGTTTCGGGAGATAGCGGGGAGCGGCGGCGTTGCCGTGCTACGTTTCTGCCAAAAAGCAGGAGCATAGCCATGCCCATCTATACTGACAAAATTCAGGATGTTCTTCGCCGTCCCGGTTTCGAGGGGCCGCAGCAGGTGTGCGGGTACATCCCCTGCAACCTGACCACGGGAGGCACGGCCAATTATAAAGGCGGCCCGAACCCCGAACGATACGTTCCCATGGGCGCGTCCGGCGTGACCATCGGCACGGGCGTGGACCTGGGCCAGACGGACAAAAACACGCTGCGCAACATGGGCGTGAGCAATGCCGTTGTCTACAAACTCATGCCCTATCTGGAGCAAAGCAGGGCCGCCGCCGTGGACGCGCTGCACCGTCTGCCGCTGACGCTCAGCCAGGCCGCCGCCGACGAGTTGGACGAGGCCATGCTCAACCACCACATCAGCAAAATTTCCGCCTACTACGACGCCGCCACCGATCACGGCACTTTTGCGTCCCTGCCCTGGCAGGCTCAGGCGGCCATCGTCAGCATCCAATACCAGCGAGGGGTCAAGTCGCCTCGCAAGTATCCCAACACCTGGAAGGCGTTCGTCACTCAGAATTGGACCGACGCCGCCTACCGCCTGGGAACCGGGCGATTCTGGACCGGCTATCAGGGCCGGAGGCGGCTTGAGAGCGAACTGCTCAAGGAGCTGGCATGAGCCTGTCAGGCAAGCTCTTTGCCGGGCTGTCCTGTGTGCTGGTTGTGGCTCTGGTGGTGCTGGGGGGCATGTTGTACCGCGCGGAAAGCAGGCTGGCACAGGTGCAGACCAATGCGGGCAAGCTGGAGGCGGCGGCGCAGGCCCAGGGGGTGATGATCGACGCGCAGGCGAGGCAGACGGAACGCACGGAGTCCGCTTTGGACCGCCGCGAAAACGCGAACCGGGAAGCCGCGGCGGAAAAAGACCAGCGCCAGGGCGTCTGGGAAACCATGAGGCGGACCGATGAAAAAGTGCGCGCTTGGGCTGATCAGCCTTTGCCTGATTCTGTGTTCCGGCTGCGGAAAAACCGTTGACCAGGTGGTCACGGTTCCCGTGCCGGTCTATTTCACTCCCCCGGCCTGGCTCATGGAGCCGAGGCCGGGGCCTGAGTTTCCCAAGCCGGGAGCCACCAATGGGGATCTGCTGCAATGGGGGTTCGGCATGGAAGACGCGCTCGGCCAGTGCAACCGCGACAAGGTGGCGCTCGGGGAGAGCGTCGGGGAGGCCCGCCATGGTCAATAACGTCAACCCCATCGAGGGATTTGTGTATTACTCGCGGAGCCTCTTTGACCTGCTGCCGGAAAAGGCGGCTTTCGGCGCGCTGCTGGCCTGGGTGTCCGGGGTGCTGGGAGCCGATCCGATGCTGGTGGCGCTGACCCTGATTTCCCTTGTAGCGGATTTCGCCCTGGGCATGTGGGAAGCTGTGCGGCGCGGGCATTTCCGCTGCCGGATCATGGCGCGGGGCGTCGCCAAGTTCCCCTGTTACTGCGTGTACATCATTCTGGTCTGGTGGGTGGACGTGGCGCTCTCCCATGCCATTGGATTTCAGGTGCCGCTGGTCAAGTTTTTTCTGGCCTACCTGATCCTGACGGACACGGTATCCATCATCGCCCATCTGGAGCGCATGGGCTGGCGCGTGCCGAAGCTGCTCGCGCTTATTGTGCGCCGGGGGCGGAAGAAGCTGGTGTCGTCCGTGGAAAAGTCCCTGCCTGACGACGACAAGGATGATCCGGACGGTGGAATGTGAACATTTCCCGGTTCCCACGGGGCCGGGAGGCGTCAGAGGCAATGAACAGCAATCTTTTTTCCTGGAGGTTCGTATGAATCGGACCAGTTACCAGCGCCAGGCGCGGTATGCCCGCTCCAACTCCGGTTTTTCCTACAGAACCGGTTCGACCAGCGACGGCCGTAAGAGCACGCGGGACGTGGGCACCTTCGGTCGGAACATCCTGCGCAGCCGGGGTGCCGGCGGTTCAGGGGGCTAGTCGGCATGGCGGCCACAACGCTGCTTTTTGACGGCGTGCGGACCGCCGCAACCATTACCCGCCGGGTCATTGTCTTCTATTCGGGGGGCAAGGACTCGGCGGTGACGCTTGATCTGTGCGCTCGCTATTTTGACGAGGTGCGGGTGGTGTTCATGCAGCTCGGGCCGGTGCTCTCGTTTCAGCGGGCGTGTCTGAGCTGGGTGGAGGAACGCTACGGCGTGGCCCCGCTCGTCGTGCCCCATCCCATGTTGGCCGAATGGCTGCGCTACGGGACATACCGGCAGCCGGACTATGAATTGCCGCTGATCAGCTTTCTGGACGTGTACACCCATGTCCGCTCTGTGACGGGTATCTGGTGGATCGCGGCCGGGGAACGCATCGCGGATTCCATCGTGCGCCGGGCCATGATCAAGGGCGACGGCGGCGTGGTGAACGACAGGCGCGGGCGGTTCTTTCCCGTGGCGCACTGGAGCAAGGCGGACGTGATGAGCTACATCCGGCACCACCGGCTCAAGATCGCGCCAGAGTCCCGGCACCTGGGCTTTTCGTTCCGTTCGCTGATGGGACGGGATATGTACCAAATCCGCAAATTTTATCCGGGCGACTATGAGATGTTGCGGTCCTGGTTCCCGCTGGTGGGAACGGCTGTGGCTCAGTATGAGTTCGGGCTGACCGTAACCGACGCGAGCATGAGAAGCCCGCAGCGGGCGGAGTAAAGGAGGGGGCATGAGCGCGACCGGAAAGTCGGTGTCGGGCGCGGTGAAAGGGCGCACCCAGTATCAGAAGGGCGAGGAAATCTACATTTTGCGCTCGCAGATCCGCGAGGCCCCGTACAACCCGCGCATCATGGGCGAAGGTCAGGAAAAGCGGCTGCGCAAGGCCATCGAAAAGCATGGACTGATTGGCACGCTGTTCTGGAATCGGCGTACCGGCAATCTGGTAGCCGGGCACCAGCGCCTGAAGCAGGTCGATTTTCTTGAAGGCTACCCGGCGAAGACCGCCGAATATGAAATCCGCGTCACGGCCCTTGATGTGCCTGAGCGGGAGGAAAAGCAGCTCAATGTCATTCTGAATAATCCCAGCGTCCAGGGCGAGTTCGACATCGACCGGCTGGGGCAGATGATCGAAGACGGCGGCCTGACGCCGGAGGAAATGGGCTTTACGGATTCGGACATGGCCTTTCTTTTCGACGGCGATCCGCGCTTTGCCACGCTTTTTGAGGACACGCCCGAGGTAGAGGCCACCAAGGACAAGGTACGGGAGGTACGCGAAGCCCGGTCCAGATCCATGCAGGAAATGCAGGAGGCGCAGAGCGCGGAATTTTATTGCATGGTGGTGTTCCAGGATGAGGCGGCCAAGAAGGCCTTTTTCCGGGCGGCGGGCATTCCGGCCTGCGAGCAGTATGTCAACGGCATGGCCCTGGCGAAGAAGTTCGGCGTTACGCTGAGTTCCGCCGAAGGAGAACAGCATTTTTGAGATTTGAGGACTGAAACCGTCTGCCCCTCCACCCGGCGGGGCGGGTCGCCCTGGCAGTGCCGGTAAGTCCAGGGGTAACCGAGAACGTGGGCGTTTTTTGCAGGCTGGGAAGTCGGGCCGGATGCCGACAGCGGCGGAACGGAGTGTTCCGCAATCCTCCGGGCGAGCGAGCGCAACCGCAGCGATGCGGCAGCCACGGCAAAGCGGACGGGACAGGTCGGCGGTTCATCGGAGCCGCAACCATAGGCAGGGGTTTGGGTTTTTTACGCTGGGGGGATTGCGCCCGGCGAAGCGTGAGGCAGGACATGCAGCGTTTTGAAAATTACCCCATGGACGTGAGGGGTTGATGCCTGCCCCCTCGTACCAGAATCGGCCGCGTTGCTCGGCCACGTCCCATTCAACCGGGGAGCAGTGCAAAAATACCTGCGTGCCCGGAAAGCGGGTATGCCGATTCCATGGCGGTCTGTCTTCCGGTCCACCCAAGGGCTCGAAGAACGCGCTGCGGACCGGCGCGCACGAGACGATCCTGGCCGCCACCATGACGCCGGAGGAACAGGCGTATCTGGCTGGACTGGATACAGATCCGCTGACCATGCTTCGGGAAAATCTCAAGATGCTCAAGTTACGAGAGTTGCGCATCATGCAGCGGATTCAGCGGGCGCGGGAGGCGGAAGCGCTGGCCGGACAGCCCACCGGGGAACAGGATTCGGAAGGAAATCAACGGCGGCACCCGGCGCTGATGGTGCGGGGCGGGACACAGACCCGAGTGAACACCACGCAGAACAGCGGCACCACTGTCACCACGTCCTCGGAAAGTTATGCCGAGCATATCGCCGGTTGGGAAAAGGGCTTGAGCGACGTGCAGGACCAGATCCGGCGAACCCTGGACAGCATTGCCCGGATCGAGGCCGATCAGGGCGGCGGAGAGCAGGGGATTGAAGTGATTCTGAACATGGGGGGTCTGGGTGGCGGAAAATGTTTGGAAAAGAGCACTGCAAATTAAACCAAGGAGAATCTTATGAACCAGCGAAAAGTGTGCGTCTCGTTCAACGGCCTGTGCGGTTCTTTGTGCGATTGCGGGCAGTCTTGTGAACCCGCTCCGGAGCAAGCTGGCGGGAGCCGTGTGCTGCGGGCGTATTTCGACAAAGCCGGACAATACGATTGGACGGTGCCCGATATCAGAAATGGGCTCTCCTATCCGGCTCTCGTCCGCCTTAAGGGAAGTGGGGCCGGAGGAGAGAGTGCCTTCCGGGCAGGATGCACGTATGGCGGTGTAGGGGGTGGTGAAGGCTGCCTTGTGGAATGTGAGTTCATGCTCGTGCCAGGGCGGACATATCACCTGACGGTGGGCAAGGGGGGGGCTGGAGGCGTCATATCGCCTGAAACCGGCTACACCGGCAATGTGGCTTCTGCAAAGGGCGCGAAGGGGGAAAATACAGTGTTTGATGAGCTGTGCGCCGCGCCGGGGGCTCCGGGACAGAGAGGCGGCAACAGGTCTCTCGCTGCGGATTCAAGCGAAATTGTCACTCCCGGTCAACCTGGCGGCGCCAGTGTGACGGGGTGCAATATGACCTGTCAGGTTCAGGGGGGATCGGGTGGAGGCCAAGGAGGGAGTGTTACCGCGTCTCAGGCTGGTGTTCATGGCGGCGGCGGAGGAGGCGGCACATGCATACATGGCGATTCTGCGTCGCTTGTGACTTTTACCGCCGGGATGGATGGGGGAGACGGTTTCATCGCCATTTATAGCCGGTGAGTCCAGATCTCCGCCCGGAAGTCGAAGCTCCGGGCGGAGATCTGGGGCAAGTGGAGTTGTGGGAGAGCCATGATGATTGAGGATGCGCGGCCTGTCCCTGTGTACAACGCGGAGCCGACACTGGCCCGCTTTCATGCCTCGGACGCTTTTTTCCGAGGGGTACGCGGGCCGCTGGGCAGCGGCAAAAGCGTGGGCTGCTGCGCCGAGGTTATGCGGCGCTGCCTGGAGCAGAGGCCGTTTCACGGCGTCAGGCGTTCGCGCTGGGCCGTTATCCGCAACACCTACGGCGAACTGCGGACCACCACCATCAAAACGTGGGAGGACTGGTACGGGGCCATCACACGCCTGACCTTCGGGCATCCGATTACCGGCCTCATTGACCGGCCTTTACGGGACGGCACCCGGCTGCTGGCCGAACTGGTGTTCATCAGCCTGGACCGCCCGGCGCACGTGCGCAAACTCAAGAGTCTGGAATTGACCGGGGCCTGGCTCAATGAGGCCAGCGAGCTTCCCGTGGACGTGCTGGACATGGCGACTGGCCGCGTGAACCGCTACCCCGGCAAGATGATGGGCGGCCCGAGCTGGTCGGGCATCATTGCCGACACCAACTCCTGTAACGTGGACAACTGGTGGTACAGGCTGGCCGAAGAGGAACGGCCGGAGCATTATGAATTTTACAGTCAGCCGCCCGCCTTGGTGGTGGAGCGCTGTCCGGACGGACGGCTTGAGTACCGGCCCAACCCCGTGGCTGAGAATATCGCCAACCATACGGCGGGATACGATTACTACCTGTTGCAGGTGCCGGGGAAAACCAAATCCTGGGTGAAGGTGTTCATCCTCAACCACTACGGCAGCCCGGACCCCGGCAATCTGGTCTATCCCGAGTACAGTGAGAAGAATCTGACGGAGCGGGAGTTCGAGCCGGGCAAAGGACAGCTCATCTGGTCCCATGACTTCAATTTTACGCCGCTGTCCAGCGTCATCATGCAGCGTGACGGCGACACGGTATACGCGGTGGATGAAATCGTGCTGGAGAGCGCCACGGCCAAACAGTCGGCCATTGAATTCTGCGAGCGCTACAAAGGGTTCAGCGGCGTGGTTTACATCTACGGCGACGCCAGCGGGCGCCAGGGCGAGAAGCACGGCCATGAGAGCGACTATACCACGCTGGCGCAGGAGCTGAAGCGGCAGGGATTCCGCGTGCAGCGCCGCGATCCTCCAGCCAACCCGGCCATCAAGGACGGCCAGGCCAGCCTCAACGCCAAAATATGCGACGCGACGGACAAGCGGACCTTTTTCGTCAATTCCCTTCGCTGCCAGACCCTGCACAAGGGCCTTTCGGCCCTGAAACTCAAAGCGGGAAGCACGTTCCAGGAAGAGGACGCGGAGTACCAGCATATTACAACCGCCGTCCGCTACTACACGGCCGAGGAATTTCCGGTGCGGTCCGGGGGAGCGTTCCTTGGTCATTCTCTCTAGGGGGTTTGCCGATGGGGCAAAACCACTGGCGGATGCGGGAGCGCGGCCCCGCCGTGGACGGAAGGCGGCGTGGAACATTTATGAGGATTTGTTATGAGCAGTCTGGAACAGAAAAGCCCGTTTTATGCCCTGGCCTTCCAGCGCCGGAAATTGGCGATGGACCTCTATGAGGGCGGTGAGCGCGTTGAAGGCGTGAACAGCGTGGACGGTTCCGGCAAGCCTTCGCACAGTGGGGCGTGTTATCTGGTGCGGCATGCCTATGAGCCCGATGATCAATGGCAAATCCGGTTGGTCCGCGCCGCGTACCGAAATTTTGCCGCGCCCATTGTGGATTTGTTCGCCAGCTTCATCAACCAGGGCAGGCCGGCGCGTGCGCTGCCTGATGGGCTGGCCGGGATTGAGACGGATGCCGACCGTCTGGGCACCGGGGCCAATGTATTCTTTGACGCCGTGACCCGGCTGGCGGCCGCCGGGGGAGCGCGCTTCGTGCTGGTGGACATGGAGCCGCCCGCCGGAGGCACGCAGGCCGAAGATCAGGCGGCCGGGCGCCGGGACGTGCCCTATTTCGTGATCGTGGACGCCGACGATGTGTGGGACTGGCAGACGGACAGCCGGGGCCTGGCGTGGGTGTCCATCCACGGGTTGACCATGGAGGAGCGCAATCCCGGAGAGCCGGTGCGCTTCAAGGAGACAATCACCATCTGGACCAGAAGAGAATGGATTCGCCATGCCCGATCCGTCACTGCGGAGCAGGCCAGTGAGCAGGGCGGAAGCTATGTGGAAGAGGCGCGGGGAGACCATCCCTGCGGCGTCGTGCCTCTGGTGCCGTTTCTGTTCGAGGAAACGAGCCTGATGACCGGGCTGTCGGCCACGGACGACGTGCTGTCGCTGATTTTGAAGCTGTACCGCAATGACAGTGAAATGGACAAGATGCTGTTCGACCGGGCGGTGCCGGAAAAGATCATTACCGGACTCGATGAAGATAAAATCGAGGAATACAAGACAGCCTCGTATAATTGCCTGTTCCATCCGCGTGTGGACGGGGTGAAGGCCTGCTATGTCGAGCCCCAGGGCATGAGTTTTGAGGCCTTGGCCCGGCAGATCGAGAAGGACGAATCCGCCATTCGGGAGATCGCGTTGCGCATGGTGCGGCCGCAGAGCGCGGTGGGCGAGAGCGCCGAGGCCAAACAGATTGACCGCAAGCAACTGGATACCCAGCTTGCCATGTACGCCCGGACCTGCGCCGACGCCGAGGCCCGTTGCTGGCGTCTGGCCGCCAAATGGTTGAACATGGACGGAGACCGCATTGCGACCCCGTATCAGGACAAGTACGACGTGGAGGAGGCGGTCTCCGTATTGACGGACCGGCTGCTGGCGTTGGCGCGCGAGAGCGTGATCAGCAAGGCGACTGTGCTCCGCAGCGAGGCGGTCAAGGCCGTGCTGCCGCCGGATTTTGATCCGCAGGCCAACGCGCGGGAACTGCGCGAAGAGAATGAGAACAACGGCCCGGCAGGCGGCATGTGGAGCCTGGAAGCGGCCTTGCGGGACGGAAAGCAGAAGCGGGACGGGGAGTCCGCAGCTGATAAAAAGGCATGAAAAAGACCCCGGCACATGCCGGGGCCACACAACGAAACAACGGACGTTCCGCAAGGGACGCGCCGCAATTTCTTAAAAAACATAGGCACCATCGGGCGCGCCGTCAAGCCGGGCCTCAGAGCTGCGGCTCACTGGCTTTGACTTCCTCATAGAGGTCGCGCACCGGAATGCCCAGCACATCCGCCACTTTTCCCAGCATTTTGAGCGTGCATGTATCCACGGTCAGATCGTCCATGGCCCGGTACAGGGAATCCGTGGAGACACCTGACCGGCGGCTGAGTTCTCGGACCCCGATTCCTTTTTTTGCCAGGTGGCCACGCAAATGGCTTCTGAATCGCATGTTGGAAGTGTACAGATATATCTTGACGGGTCAAGTGTGCAGATATATCGTTACGGAAACACCCCAAAAGCATGGGGTATGAGGAGCCGGTAAATGACGATTGCGTGTGATCCCTTTTGGGCGTGGGCTTTACTTATTGCGGCCAGCATTCCCTTGGCCGCCTATGGTTTGGCGATGTTCGCCCTGGTGCGCTGCGGACGGCTACAGCAGAGTCCAATCAACCTCAACCCGGCAAAAAAGTAGGGCACATGGATATACCGACAAAGGCCAAACAGGGAGAGCCTTGCACTCGTTGCGGTCAGTGCTGCGCCCATGACGTGTGCGGCGTTATGCTGGCAGTCAATCCCGATGCAAAGCCTCCCTGCCCCCAACTTGGATACAACCGAGAACGCAACGAATTTGCATGTATGGTTGTCCAGCTTGAGCAATTCATCGAACCGCGAGGCAACTGGCCAATAACTGCGGCCTTGGGCATCGGGGAAGGATGCGACTCGGTTGATAACGCTATGGAGGAATCATGACCACCAAAGTCGAATGGGCCGATGCCACCTTCAATCCGGTGGTGGGCTGCATGTTTAGATGCGGCAAGCGCCGCGCTGGGTGCCTGCTCGACGGGCGGGAGTGGAATGAGGTGCCGGAGGTGAAGGCATGAGCGATGTTCCAAGAATTGCCCGCTGAACAGGAGTAATCATGAAGGTCATATTGAAATCTTGCCCTCACTGTCAGCAGGAGGGCCAAAACTTGCAGATTGAGACAAACGGAGGCGGAATCACCTATATCTGCTGCCTTGCCTGCTTTTTGCGGGGACCGGTGGAGGTGAATGTCGTGCAGGCCGTGCAAGCCTGGAACGAGTTGCCGCGAGCGCCGCAGAGTGGCAAATCTATTGCGGCTGCAGCGGAACCGTATGTGCTTGCTCTTGGTGATGTGTACATCCAGGGCTGCTTGGACGGCTATAATAAGGGTGTTCGGAAAGTGAACAGCGATTTGCGATTGCTGGCCTTGGCTGCGCAGTCTCAGAATCTTTCGGATTTGGCGCGGGCGTTGAACGGTGTGGCGGACGGAAACGATGCCGCTTTGCCCGTCACCTTGCGCATTTTCCAGGATGAAATGAAACGCCACTGCGCAAGTTCACCGCCTGAGGGCATAAATTCTGTCGTGGATGGCGGTAATGTGGTTCAGTGAAGGGCGGCCGAAATCGTGCAGGCATCGGAAGGCGGGGAGGGTCCCGTCTTTTTCTGAGGTGTGGAATGAATCCTGATAGACGTCTGTCCTTGTATTTCCTGACGCGCCTGATTCTGTGGCGCGACCGCCTGGACGCCATGGACGCCGCGGCTGAGAAGCAGCTTGTGGCGGCACTGCATAAGGCCAGGACGGAAGTGGCAGAGCGCTTGGAGGCAGGGGCTGTCGGACTTGTGGCCGTAAGAGCATGGACGCATGACCGCCTGGAAACCGTAGGGCGGTATCTGGACGACGTGCTGGCCGGGACCAGAAAGGACATGGTCGACTTGATTGCTCACGCTTCCACACTGGCCGCCGAAAACAGCCTGGAAGAGTATAACGGCATGCTGTCCCTGGGCGGTCGTGCCCCTTGTGTCAGTCTTGTGGACATGAGCCCTGAGCAGATTCGAGCCTGGTTTGAAGTGACGCCGCTGGGCGGGCAGGCCCTGGCATCGTGGGTGGATGGCGCTTTTTCTTCCGGCGTGCGGGCCTCAATCCTCACCACGCTCCAGTCCGGGGGCTTGCAGGGCAAGGGAACGCCAGGCATGGTGCGCGACGCTCTTTTGGCGGCCTGGGATCAGGGTGAGGCATTGACCCGGCGGGACGCGATCACTGTAGCGCGGACGTACACGCAGACCGCCAACGTCAACGCCATGACCTCCGTGTATGAGGCCAACAGCGATATTGTGCAGGGCTGGCAGTGGTGCGCCACCTTGGAACCGGGCTACAAGCAGACGGGCAGGGGAACTTGCCTACGTTGCGCCGCGCTGGACGGGCAAGTATTCAAACTGCGGCAGGGGCCGCCATGCCCCCTGCATGCCCGGTGCCGTTGCGTGCGGTCGCCCAAGCTCAAGACTTGGCGGGATTTGGGGATGGACTTTGACGAGATTCAGGATTTCACCCGGCCCTATACGGTACGGCCTGACGAGAATATTGACGAGGGTGGGCGCCGGGCGATCTTGGAAGCCGGTTTCCATCAGGGCAGCTACGGCACATGGCTTGCCGGGCAGAATGAAGCCATGCAGCGCGAGATCATGGGGCTTGAGCGGTTCGCGCTGTATGCGTCAGGCCGCGTGCGCTTCGAGGATTTTGTGGATACGGCCGGACGACTCATTCCTCTTGAGGCTCTGGCGGGATAGCCTTGTCTTTCTTTTCGGGTTTGGTCTTTGGCGTCCATGGTCTCATGGCCGGGTCGGTGACACCGATGTCCGCCAGCACCAGAGCGCGGATGTAGGCGGCGCGGCTTACGCCTTGGGCGTCGGCCTTGGCGTCCACAAGCTCGGCCTGCTCCGGTTCCAGGTCAAACGTGATCCGGGCGCGAGGGGGCCGGGGGCGGTGCTGCTCCGGGGGCAGGGGGGGGCGTCCCGCTCCGGTCCGCGCTCCTCCCCAGGTGATTTCTTTTTTACGCTTCGGCATGGGGCGGCTGCTCCTCTTCGTCTGTCTTCAGAATGTCGGCAATAATATGATCTACATCGTGAACGGCTTGAGTCCGGGTCCAGAAACGCAAGGCGCTAGGTTTTACCAGCAGTACAATTTCCTCGAAATACATTCTAAATGCATGATTCCGCAAGGCGTCCGGGCCGACTGCCTTTTCAAGGCGGGTAATCTGCTCATCATACAGGCGGGCCGGGGACGGGCCTTTCAGGCTTTCAAAAGAAAAAGCCATGAACGACAAAGCGCCGCGCTGGCCTTGCCCGAGATACACAAAATCGGGGTATGACGTGCCCAACATGCGCAAAAGCGTTGCGGCGTAAGCGTCAAGCGCTTCTCCGTCCGGGGGGCTGTCCAGCGCCGGGGCGGCTTGCCCGCCGGGGTAGTAGGCGCGGGCGTCGTCCATTATCTCGCGTTCCCATTTTGCAAGCATACTATTTCCTTTGCCCGGCTTGTTTCCAGACCGGGCGCGTGCCGTCAATGCAGCCCGGTCAAGACGTGCTCCGCGTGCCATCCGGGGCACAGGGTCAGGTCAGGGCCGCCGCGCTGTGTCCAAGGCCACGGGGCCACAATGCCCTTGACCGGCACGGGCTCCACCTCGTGCGGGTCCGCCAGCACCCAGGCAAAGCCCGTGACCGGGCCGGTCCAGTCCCGGCAACAGGCGGGGGCCAGATCGGCGGGGCGCATGGGGCGGCAGTCCACCATATCCGCAATGCCCAGGGCAACGCCGACGGGTAACTCAATGCCGTTTTTCATGGTGACGCGCACGGTTTTTGACGCGCAGATCACCAGGGGGCCACGGTAGGCAAATGTTTTTGACCGCCATTCCACGGCTTTTTCGCCATAGACGATTTGCGAGGCGTAGGGCTGGCGCACTGACAAGGCTTTGATTGTGCGCCAGTCGATACCACGGCGGCGCAAATGTTCCGATAAGAGCATTTTTTCTCCAAGTAATAAAAAAGGCCGGGGCGCGGGGCGCTCCGGCCATGGTTAGGGTTAGGCGTGCATCTGAAATGCATGGGCCATCCAGGCCGGGGCGACAACCAGTGATACAGCGGGGGCGATTCGGTAGGCCGGGGCGGCAACGTCCGGCAGACAGGCGGGCGCAACGGGCACAGAAGCCAGGGCCGTCGTTTCCACTGGCGGGGCCGGGCGGCGCTTACGGCTGGCAATGTTCGCGGCGATACTGACACGGGCGCGGGCCTTGTGTGTCTTTTGCTGGGCCGGGGCTGCTTCTGCGGGCGCGCTTGCCACGGGCGCGGGTATTTTGTCGGCGGGCGCTGTTTCGACGCTCTTTGGGGCTGTTGCGGGCTTTTTTACAGTCTTCTTTTCAAGTGGGGCCTTATCCAGACCGGCGGCGCGCACTGCCCAAGCGGGCACGGGGCAAGTGTCATTATCAAGGGCCGTTTGCGGTTTATCGTTCCTGGGGTCGCCGGGGTAAACTTCATCATGCAGTTTCAGGGGCATGATAATTCCCAGGTAATCGGGGGTGTTCAAGTCCCGTATGAAAATAGGTTTTTCCTTGCCGGTTGTATACAGGGCCACATGCCCGCGCGTTTTTCCTTCGCAGGTCAGCGCGGCAAGTTGCATAGCGGGCAACGCCAGGGGGCCGCTAAACGGCGTTGCATTGCGGGCGCTGGCCAGAAAATTGAAAATATCCGGGTAGGTGAATTTGTCGTGCGTGATCTGCTCTTGCCTGATTGTCATATCCTTTGACCGCGTGAGCGTGCCGACTGCCTTATCATTGACCGTCAGGCGTCCGGGCGCGCCTTTGGGCTTCATGGCCTGCAAAAAAGTTTTGTCCGGGTAAATGGTGCCGGGGCGGCTGGCGGTGCCGGTGGCGTCGTACATACAGACCAGAGCATGCCCGTTGCATCCCGCGATAAACACGCCGGGGGCATCCGGGGCGGGTTCGATCCTGATTCCGGTCAAGCCGTCCGCGTATGCGTCCTCAGACCGGCACTTGCCCGCCTGATAGACATAGGCGGCATTCACGGTGCAGGTGAACAGGTCCGGGGCCGCCGCTTTCGACCTGGCGGCTTGCTTGGGGGCCGGGGCCGTTTTTTCCGGTACGGGCGTGGGGGCCGGTTCCGGCATGGCGGGGGCTGCTTGCGCGGGGTTCACGGGCACGGCGCGTTGCTGTTCCGCCTCATATGCCCGGCGCATGGCTTCAAAATTTCCAAAGGGGGCCGGGGCGGCAGGGTCCGCTTTCACAGGGGCGGGCGCGGGGGCCGGTATGGTTTCCCCCCGCTCAATGGCGGCGGCCAGGGCGGCCAGGGTAGACGGGCGGGCGATGGCATCATTGTTGGTGTGGCGCATAGCATCTCCTTTACGTAAGTTGTTCCGTTGTGTTGAGAAAGAGATAACGCCATTTTGAAAAAATGTAAAGTACATTATTTCAAAAAAAGGCGGGCCGAGGCTGAAAATCCCCGGCCCGTATTGGTTACGCGGCTTTCCGCTCCTGCCCGGTGGCGGCCAGAATCGGCACAAGTTGACGCTCGGGCATGTGCAGAAAAACCCCGCCGATTTCCTCAAGTTCAATCGCGCGGTCATAGCTCGTCGCATCTTGTGCGGCGCGTGTTATGGCGTTCGTCAATCCATAGTGCGACAGGTCCCCGTCATTGATCATGTGGCGCATGACGGCGGCCTGCTCGTCCTCCGTCAGCGAGAAAGATTTACCCAGCTCGCGCACGGCAGCGTCAGGCGCGCCGGTAATCGGGCGGCCATTGGCGGCCTGCATCTGATTGACCAGATTTTGCAGATTGTCCCGGCTGATCATCTGCTTTACGGCGTCGCGCGTCGCCAAGGCGAACGCGCGGGCGTCCGCTTCCTGCGTTTCCCGGCTCAGAGCAAAAATGTCGCCGTTGCCCTTGCGTCCGCCTATGTGGCGGGTGGCAAAGTTGCCGATCTCGCGCGGCAACACCATTCCATTTGTGCAAGCCAGGGTATAGGCCAAAAATTGAATCTCGCGGCAGCCGTAACCCACTTCCGAGTTGCGCATGATCAGTCCGGCCTTCACCACTTCGCCCACCTTGCGTCCGCCCTTATTGACCGTAAATTCCGTTTCAAGCCCGGCAAACGTCAATTGCACATACATCCGGCGGTCAGTGATCTCGGTACTCTGCACCTCGACAGAATGGCCGTCCGCCGCGCCGCTTTCCATGAGCACGGGCAAGACGGTCATCAAAAACTCATAGTTATCGAGACGCTTATACTTATCAGACAGCACGGCGCGGGCTTGGCCGTCAAGAGTGCGAACCATGCGCGACGCGCCTTCATCGCCCTCCTGCTTGAGCCACGTATTGACGTTGTACGCCAGCAGGGCCGGGGCCTGTTCGCGCATCCGAGCATAATAGCGCGAGGGTATGCCAAGGCGGGCGGTCAAGGTTTCGTGCCCGGTTTCGGTCACGGGGTACAGGTCCGGCTGATTTTCGATTCTCAGGGCCGGGGTCTGCCCGTCATAGGCGACCATTTCCATTTTTTGCGACGGCACAATCAGATCGTGCATGGCGTTGTTCTGGCGTTCAATTTCGGCGACAAGCTGGGTCAGAGTCTTTCCGGTGATCATGGCTATCCCCTCTTATAAAATTGTTGGTTGTCAGGCCGGGGCCGCCTATATGGCGGTAAGGTTGTCGTGTTGATGTGACAATATTCTGATAAAAGAACTTTGTCAACGATGATCCATAAAAAAGCGTACAAAAAAAGACGCTCCGAAAAGCGCCTTAAAATTAAACTGGTTATGTGGTGTCGTGAGGGTCAGATTCTACGCGGGCTTCCTCCTGGGCCGCCACGGTCTTTACGCATCAGGCCCGCACCAGTGGTAACTGGGCGACCTGTTCGGCCGGTGCGTGTAATTCCGCTTTCCTCTTCTTTCGCCCTGCGAGCGACCACCCATTCACGCGGTATCATCCATGTCCGGCCCGCCTGATAAGCTCCAGGCGGGCGAGTGGACTCATTCCGGCACAAACGGGAAATATACGTGCTTTTTTCGGAGTACCCGAGCAATTTCCCAGCTTCCGCGCCGGTGAGGTAGGGGGGGAGAGAGTCGATATCCATGTAATGAGTATGGGCTGATAAGCGCACTTTGTCAAAAGGATGTAGGAATATCCCCCCCTCTCAAGGATGTGGTTGTTTTTCTATAACTGAGACTCATCAGCAGGGCCGATAATTCCATCAATCTCCATCTGCTCAACTATTTGAGCTGCTCGATTGAAATCTATTTCAAATTTACGTTGTATAAGTGAAATTGAAGCTCTTTTTTCTTTCTTAACAAAATCACAAGCAGGAGCATATAAAGGATCTTGTGATATGGTTGGGCGTGAGCCAATATCTACTATTTTTGGGCTATCACTATTTTTTTGATCTGCGTCAGATGATGGTATTTCCCCTTTTCCCTCATATAAAGTATTTTTTTGGTGTAAAATAATTTTAATATAATCTTCAATATCCTTTGCCTGTGCAATTGATTTGCCAAGGTTGATTTTTATGTTTGGTATTTTGAGGTCATTTAAAACTATTTTTACTATAATTTGTTTTATATCTTCACTGTTTTTCTTTTGTCCTGTTAAAGCTCCAACAACAGCGCCTACGCCGCCAAAAAGGACGCCCCCAACGGCAGCTCCCATTAACTGGCTACCACGAGAGGTTCTGGTAACTGTTTCTCCATCTATGATAACTTCACAGGCAATAATATCTTCAAACGGCTTGTTCACAATTTGTGACAGTTCTTTTGTGACCTTTACATAAAACATTTTATGTTGATCTGGATCAAAAATAAGCTGGACCTGTTCCCCTTCTTGGTTGTGATCACAAAAAATTTTTGAGGAAGATGAAAAGTAAATTTTTGCTTTTTCATCTTCCATTTTTTTTGTTAACCCAGCCTTAAAGTTTATTTGATACATTCCAAGACAAGCACATAGAATTATGAAGGCAATGAGTATAGCCAAGATCATAAGACGTTCTCTGCCTCTTTTTGCTTGTAGGCATCAGTTTCTTCTGGGGTGGCAAGCCGGATGTACTTCAAATCCGGCAACAATTTATCTGCCACGGGCTTGGTTATTTCGGTCAACTGGGGCCGTCCGGCCCAGAATCCCATGCCAATGCTGCCTTCGATGTAATACGTTTGGCCCGGCTGGATATCCAAGGTAACGGCGGCGCGCGACTCCGTTTCGGCCAAGTAAGTATGTTTGCCCGGTGTGGCTTTATGGATGAAATAGGAGCCTGATTTCAGCAAGCCGATCTTGGTGTCGTCTTCGAAAATGAAATAGGTGATTCCGCCGCCGGTAAAGGCACTCTCCCGCAGAAAATAGACCACGGCGCTTTCCTGGTCAGGGACGATTTGAGGCGGGGTATCCTGCATGTAGTCGCCCCGTACAGGCATCTTCGCACACCCGGCCCCCAGGGCCACGGCCATAGCCAATGCCAGCAAGCAAATCAGTTTACGCATAGAAAAACCCTCCTTGGATTTTCATGCCATAGGGGGGAGAGAAGTCAAGGGAAGGGTAACGAAAAGGCCGGGCATGAACCCGGCCAGTGCAAGTTGACGTAGTGTTTAGGCTTGTTGCGTGAGAGATCCCAAGCGTTCAGCAATCACCACTTTAATAAATGCCTGGCGGGTAATGCCTATGCGGTCGGCCTCCTGATCCATAGCCTCAACCATCCATGCGGGAAAGTCCACATTGACGCGTTTAGCTCTCTTGTTGATACGCGTTGCCGAGTCAAGATCAAGGTAAGGGGTAATGTCCTCTTTGCCTTCGTCAAAAATGCGGTCAAACTCCTCGGCTGAAACATTTTTTTTATCCTTGTTCATAAAGCATGACCTCTTCTTTACGGGCGCGGCGCACTGAAATGATACGAATATTCTCGCCCCTGAACGTAATAACTGCTGTCCAGTAAGTACCGAACATATGGCCGATTACGATATGACGTTCTTCACCCGGCCTGTCCACTCGAAGCATCAACGCATTATCGTCATCCCACAGGGCCTTGGCCTCATCGAAATCGAGACCGTGCTTGAGCTTATTGGCAGCGCTTTTGTTGGGGTCATATTCGTACTGCATGACTTGATATTATCATGGTAAGGCCGTGTGTCAAGAATAATATAAAAATTATACCTAAATTGCTCAAATCATGCTATTGGCAAGGGGCATTCATGGGCTGGACTACCAGTCCTTGAGCTCAATTCCGTTTATCTGTCAATCCCTCTTTTCTCCGCAATTCTCCGCCATTTTGCCGGATCGCAGACCCGCGTTGCGAGTCTGTGCTACGCTCATGCCCAAAATGCGGCGAGGGTTCGCCGCGCCCAAAAGAGCAATGCCGGGAGGCAAAGAAGGAGGCAGTATGCCGTTCAAAAAAGATGAGCACGGCAATTATGTGGAGCAGGACGGGCTGCTTGTTTTTGTTGGCCCGGACGGCGCGGAACGCCCGTATGACCCTGACGCCAAAGCCAAGCAGATCGCGGAGCTGACGGAAAAATCGGCCAAGCGCGGCAAGGAACTGGAAGATTTCAAGGCGCGGTATGCGGCTTTGGCGGATATTGAAGATCCGGGGGCGTTTGTTTCCCGCGCCAAGCAGGATGCGGAGACGGTTGCCAGCCTGAAAGACAAGGACCGGACCACGGAAGAGGCCTTCCAGAAGCGTCTTGCCGCAGCCGTGAAGGATGCGGTTTCGCCCGTGGCCGCCGAACGCGACAAGCTCAAGGGTGAGCAGGAGCAGACGCTTGCACAACTGCATCAGGCCGTTATCGGAGGCAGTTTTGCCCAATCGAAGTACGTCGCGGACAAACTCGTGAACCCGGCTCTGGCGCAACGGCTTTTCCAAGGCAGTTTTTACATCAAGGACGGCAAACCCGTGGGCCGCGACGGTGAAGGAAACGACATTTACGGCACGGACGGCATCGCCAACTTTGACGAAGCCCTGTGCAAGCTCGTGGAGGCCTCCCCCTTCAAGGACAACATCTTGCGGCCGACGCCGGGAGGGGCCGGAACGAACAACACCAATACGGCCACCAATTTCGGGGGCAGCGGCCGGATGACGCCGGAACAGGCCGGAGGCCTGACCCCGGAGGCCTATGCCAAAGCCCGCAAGGACGGCCGCATTTAAGGAGAATTTTCCATGCCCGAGAACAAATTTCTGACGCCGGACATCATTGCCCGCGAATCCCTGATGATTCTCCAGTCCAACACCGTCATGGCCGGGCTGGTTTACAGAGACTATGAAGAAGAGTTCGGCCCCTCCAAGGTGGGCGATACCATCACCATCCGCAAGCCTGCCACTTTTGAGGCCAAGGAATTTTCCGGTCACACCGAAGTGCAGGACGCCAAGGAAGGCCGGGTGTCGCTGACTCTGGAAAAGCATCTGGACGTGACCACCGCCGTCACCTCGAAACAGTGGACGCTGGAACTGGATGATTTTTCGGCGCGCATCATCACCCCGGCCATGGTGGCGCTCAATGAAAAGCTGGATCGCTATCTGTGCGGCCTTTATCCGGCCTTTCATCAGGTGGCGGGCGTGGCTGGTTCCGGACCGGACAGTCTGGCTCATTTGGCCAAGCTGGATGAGGTGATGAACGAGGCCAAAATCCCCGTGGCCGGACGGCGCGTGGTGGTTGGCCCGGCCACCAAGTCCGCCATGTTCGCCATTCCCGAAGTGGCCCGGGCGGATGCCCGCGGCGATGAGGGCACTGCCCTGCGGGAAGCGAGCATGGGCCGCATCATGGGCATGGACTGGTTCATGGACCAGAACATCAACCGCCACACTGCGGGCTCGGCGAAGGCGGTGAGCGCTCTGGCCGTGAACGGGGCTGTGGCGGCCGGCGCATCTCAAATGGCCGTGGATGGGGGCAGCGGGGCCGAGGAATTGAAGCTGGGCGACGTGTTCAGCGTAGCGGGCGTGGAAGGGAGCTTTGTCGTGACCGAAGACGCCATTGCCGCGAGCGGCGCGTTCACCTCTGTGAAATTCGCCCCGGCCGCTCCGGAAAGCGGTTTTCCGGACAATGCCGCCATCACGGTAATGGATTCCCACAGGGCGAATCTCGCCTTTGTCCGAAACGCCGTCGCGCTTGCCACCGTGCCCCTGGAACTGCCGCGCGGCAATAATAATGCCGCCTATGTGTCCATGCAAGGCATGGGAATCCGTGTGGTCTACGGCTACGACATGGACACCAAGACGGACATCATTTCGTTTGACCTGTTGGCCGGGGCCAAGGTCATTGACCCGCGCCTGGGCGTCCGCTTCATGGCGTAAGGGGGAGGCAGCGATGGACACACGCAAACTCTGGCGGAACGGCGATTTCATCATCGTGAACGCGGGCAGCCCCAAAGAAACGGTGTTGCTGGCCGAAAGCTGGGGGCTGGCCCCCGAAGTTGCCGCCGGGCGCGCGGATCACGGGGATCAGCACGGCGATGAAAACCTGAACGAAATGACGGTGGCCGAGCTGCGGGAGCACGCCAAGGCGCATGGCATCCAGATCCCGGCCATGTCCACCACCAAGGCGGCTATCCTGGAAGTAATCGGCAGTGCGGAAGCGGGCAAGTCCGGAGCCGCGCCCACGGCGTAGGCTCTGAGCTTGCCCACGGGCGGGGGCTCCCCCCGCCCGGACTCAAGGGCGGAACCTGGCTGCAAGGAGAATAGGAATTCATGGTCTATCTGCCGGTGAAAGTGACGACGCCCGCACCGGACTATGTGGAGGATTGATGCCGACACTGATTGTTGAAGACGGCAGCATGCCTGAAGGGGCCAACGTCTATGCCGACCTGGACGCGGCGGACGCCTGGCTGGTGCCGCGCGGCCTGTGGCCCGCGACTCCTGTGGCGGTGGATGCCGCGACGGGCATGGAGACGCCGGACGCCGGGGTGGTGGCCGCCAAAAAGGCCGCGCTGCTGCGCGGTGCCGACTGGCTCAATGCGTTGCCGGGCGGCCGTTGGAAGAGTGAGCCCGTGCAAGAGGGCCGGGTGATGGCCTTTCCGCGCAAGGCTGCGCCGGGCATTGTGCCCGCCGCAGTCAGGCTTGCCAATATGGAACTGGCCGCCGTGATCCACGGCGGAAGCAATCCTCTGGCCCCGCTGGAGCATGGGGGCGTGATCCAGTCCGAAAGCCGAAGCTCGAGTAAAACCGTGGGGCCGCTCACCGAGAGCGCCAGCCATAGTCTGAACTATGCGGCCGACGCGCCGCCGGAAACATACTATCCGGCCGTGGCCGGTCTGCTGGCGCCGTACCTGGACGTGATTCCGGGCAAGAGCGCCGGGGGCTGCATGGCTGTGGGGAGGGGCTAGACGTGGCCGATTACAGCGGATTTCAGGATATGGCCCTGCGGATGATCCGGGAGAATGGGTACAAAGCCCTGCTGCGTCGGGGCGGAGAGTACGACTTTAATGCGGATGTGACGGGAAGCGGCGGTGAATGGCCGTGCGACGCGCTCAATGACCACAAGATTGTCGAAAGGGCCGTGCAGGCAGGGGCCAAGGCGGCGGACGGCACACTGATCGTCTCCACAGATATTGGCGTGCTCATTCCCGCGCTGGATCTGGGCACCGCGCCGCAGGTGGGCGACGCCTTCATCGTCGGGGACGCGGCATATAAAATCGAGCGGGTGACGCCGACCAATCCCGGCAACGTGGATATTCTGTTTGAAGTCGTGGCGAGGGCGTGACGGACGGTTTCGGGGGCCAGGTACGGCAATTCAACCTCAAAACCAAGCGCCAGGCCTCGCAGTTCGTGCGCAAGCTGGCTCTGGAATTTCTGACCATGGTGGTCACGGCCTCCCCGGTGGATACCGGCCGCTACAGAGCCAACCATCAGGTCATGCTCCAGGGACTGACCGGCGAGGAAATCCTTGCGTTCGACAAAGACGGCAGCGCGACGATTTCCAGAGGAGCCGAGGTCATTGCGCGTTTTCGGCTGGGGCAGACCATCTACATCTGCAACAATGTGGAATATGCCTTTGCCCTGGAATTCAGGCGGCGCAAAGATGGCAAATTATGGAGCAGTCAGGCTCCGGCCGGAGTGTATCGAGTATCGTGGCAACGCCTTTTGAACTGGATTGAGCGCAACGGAACCGGAGGCGGCCTGTGAGCCGGGAAGCGCTGCGCGCCGCGCTGGAATCCGAACTGCGGGCGTTTTCCACGCCCAGGGCGCTCCCTGTCGCGGGAGAGAACAGGACGTTTCACCCCAATGGGCACCACCCTTACCTGGAAACCTCCATCATTGTTTCCGACGAGGGAGCGGCCGCGTTGGGGGAAAATGCGGCATCCAAAATCGACGGATTCATGCAGGTGGATGTCGTGACGGAGGCCGGGAAAGGCCCCGGCGAAGCCGACCGGATCAAAGACGCCCTGAACATGCACTTCGGACGGAGGCGCATTGAGGGAGACGGGGTGACGATCATCGTGTCCGGGGTCAGGACCGCGCCTTCCGGGTACGCCCGGGCCGCCGAGTATATTTTGCCCGTGGACATCCGGTTCACGGCCTACGCAACATTTCAGAGAGGTTGACCATGAGCCAGCTTGCTTTCGCATCCGGCGGCTTCCACGGACTCACGTTTATTCCTGAAACGGAGTTCGGAGTAACGCCGACAGGCGTTGATGTGTATCGCTTCCGCCATACGACCTGTGGCCTTGAGGCGAAAAAGGACAGCCTGCAATCCGCCGAGCTGCGCGATGACGCGCAAATTTCCGATCACCGCCTGGGAAACAAGCAGGCGGGCGGTGACGTGGGATTTGAATTTTCCTACGGCGCCTTCGATGAGTTCCTGGCCGCCGCTGTACGCGGAGCTTGGGCCGGGGACGTGCTCAAGGCGGGCGTCACCATGCGCTCGTTCACGATCCAGCGTCTGTTCCGGGACATCGGGCAGTATGAGACATTCACCGGCTGTGAGGTGAACACGCTTTCCCTTACGGTGGCAACCAACGCCATGGTCACGGGGAGCATCAATTTTGTGGGCAAAGACGGGGGATTTGCCGACGCGCCGCTCTCCCTGAGTCCGATCTCTCCCGGCTCTTACGCCCCTTTTGACGGTTTTTCCGGCGCCCTGTTCGAAGGGGGAACGAAAATCGCCACCGTTACCTCCATCGAACTCCAGATCAACAACAGTTTGAACCCACTCTATGTCATCGGAGATCGGGCCACGGCCGGAATTCAGGCCGGGCGCATCAATATCTCCGGTACAGTTTCCGCTTACTTCGCTAATCAGGATCTGCTCAAGCGTTTTTTGAATGAGGAAGAGTCCAGTTTGAAATTCATGCTGGGCAACGGCGTTGAGAACAGTTACAGCGTGGAAGTTCCCCGCCTCAAATACACGGCCGGAAGCAATCCGGTCAACGACGAGAGCGCGATCCAACTTTCTCTGCCGTTCCAGGCTCTGATGGATAGCGTGACCGGAAGCAATATCGTCATTACGCGGATTCCCGGCGCGGTGGTGGACGCCGTCCCGCCCACTCTGGCCACCACCAGCCCAAGCAACGGCGCGGTGGACGTGCCGGTTGACGGCAATATTGTGCTCAACTTTTCCGAGCCTGTGGTCAAGGGTTCCGGGAATATCACCATCACGGACGGCAGCGGCAACAGCGTAATCATACCGGTGACGGACGGCCAAGTGTCGGTTTACGGCAGCCAGGTCACGATTTCCTTGGACGCGCCGCTCCAGGCGTCCACCACCTATTACGTGAACATCGGTGACGGCGCGCTCACGGACGCCGCAGGCAACGCCTTCACGGGCATTGTTGACACCACCACCCTGAGTTTCACCACGGCGGCGTAATCCGCCAGAGAGGCATGACATGAGCCAGGCTTTTGATCTATCCGCCATGCAGGCGAGCACTTTGGATGAGTCGGCCCTGACCATCATCAACCCCAAAACCGGCCAAGACACGCCCATGAAGGTGACGCTGCTGTCTCCGGACAGCGCGGAGTACAAGCGGCGTGTGAACAGGCTCCAGGAGCGGGAGGCGCGGCGGCGCAAGCTGCGGCGCGAAATCACGCCCGAGGAGGCGGAAGCCTCCGTGCTGGAGCGCTATGTAGCAGCGACGGTCAAAATTGAGGGCGCCGACATCGACGGCAAGCCCGTGGGCAGCGCGCCGGACGAGGTGCGGGGGGTCTATCAGACCTTCCCGTGGATTCTGGACCAGGTGATCTTTTTTCAGAGTGAGCGCAAGAATTTTTTTACGGCATAGCCCGCGAATTGGTCGAAGCCGTGCGGGCGCAGACCGCGTTGTACGCGCCGCAGCCGGACGGTTCGACCCTGGCCGAGTTCGGGGCCAGCATCCAGGAGCAGACCGGGAGCTGGCCCGAGGATATCCCGGAGCCGCCGGACATCCCTCCGGCTTTGGAACATTTGTGGGCCTGGTTCTGGCAGCTCCGCACGGCCAATCCATCCGCCGGCTTTGGCCCGGCTCCGCTGTCGTTCGGGGAAATGGACGCCTGGCAGCGCGTGACGGGCAACCGACTGGAACCGTGGCATGTGGATACGCTGCTGGCGATGGATGCGGCGTTCCTGGCCGCGCAGCCGAAAAAGAGGGCAGGCGGCGGGGGAAAAACATAACGATTTGGAAAAGGCCGGAGCAAACGCCCTGGCCTTTTTCATTAGAGCATTTCAACTTTTAGTTGCGTATGACTGCTTTTTTTATCGACGTAGATTACCCTGCCACCGCTTGACGCACGACATCTGTAATGAAGGTATTCAATGACTTACCTTCCGCTGCCGCCGCGATGCTGGCTTGCTGGTATATTTCCGGGTCCAGCCGCAACGCAAAATTCCCTTTGTGGCTCTTGTGTGGGCTGATGCCGTGGCGTTCGCACTCTTCCAAAAACGCTCGCAACGACTCTGCCCCTTCACGCCGCAGTCCTTCAAGGTCTTTGGCGTAGAAGTCAGCGCCACCGTTCAGGCCTATAAATTCACCCCGAAACATTTCGATTTCCGGGTCGTATGCAATGACAGCTTTGTAGCCGCCGTCAAAATCCATAATATTTTTCATGGCTTCACTCCGTGCTGTTCCAGCCATTTTCTGATGCTGTTTACCGCCCCTTTATCCGTGTCCGGGGTGGGGTGCGGGCGATGAAATACCCGCACTTCGCCGAACAAAAACACACTCACGCGAGAACCTTCACGTTCTGCAATCTCCGCGCCTAACTCGGTAAAAAGACTCTCAATATCTGTCCAGCGAACGCTTCCGGGCACAGGGCGGGCGAAGATTTGCGCAAGTATGGCGGCATGTTTGCGTTTCATGTATTTATGATATTATTTTTTGATATTATGTCAATGCCTATCTGTGGTCTGTGATTTGAATTTGTCTTTTGGCGCTGTCAAGCCCTCATTTCCCCGCCACTCCCCGCTGTTTTGCCGGATAGGGCGGGCGACGGCGGTGCGCGTGCTACGGTTTTCTCAAAAAATGGAGAACCGTTGTGGCCGTTTCGGTGGATCTTGCCAAGCTCGACGTGCAAATCAGGACGAGTGATGTCGCAACCGGCATTACCCGTCTGGATGCGTTCGCGTCATCCGCCGATGGGGCCGAGCATTCGGTCAAACGGCTCTCCACGGCATCCGGAGGGCTGGAACAATCCCTCGGACGGCTGAAAAGCGCTCTGGCGACGGTGGGCCTTGGTCTGTCCTTCGGCGGCGCTCTGAAAAGCGCGGCGGATTTCCAGACCAGTATCAACAACCTTGGCAAGGTCAGTGACCGGCCTTTGGCGGAAATGCAGACGCAACTCAAGAGCGTCAGTTCCTCGCTCGGCTCATATGCCCAGCTTGCCCAGGGTTATTACCAGATCCTTTCTGCCGGGGTGACGGACGCCACGGCCTCCATGGACATGCTCACCGCGTCGTCCATGGCCGCCAAGGCGGCCCAAGTCACGCAGGCCGACACCATCCGGGCGCTTACCTCTCTGATGACAGGCTTTACCGGCCAACTCAAGGACGCCGCCGACGCTTCGGATTTTCTTTTTTCCGTGGAGCGCTACGGCAAAACGTCGGTCCAGGAACTGGTGCCGGTGGTGGGCGATCTGGCATCCACGGCGCGCATCGCCAAAATTGCGGCCGCCGACATGGGGGCCGCGTTCTCGGTGATCACGCAGACCGCAGGAAGCACGCCGGTCGCCGCCACGCAGGCGCGCAGCCTGTTCATGAACATCGCCAATCCCTCGGAGACGATGCAAAAGACACTGGCTGGAATGGGGACCAACTCGACCGAGTTTTTCTCCTCCAACCGGCTGCTGGACGCACTGAAGAAGCTGGATACGGAGGCCAGGAAAACCGGTAAGACCATCGGAGCCCTATTCACCGACCGCGAAGCCAAGGTCGCGGCGGAAAATCTCATCTCGTCCTCGAAGAGCTTTGAGGAATCCCTGGCGGGCATTGAGCGCCGGGCCGGTGCCACCTCGTCCGCATTCGGGAAGTACACGGCCAGCATCAATGGCCAGATTGACGAGATGTCCAACAACATGAGCAACCTGGCGACCAACATCGGCACAACCTTCGGCGGGACGGCCACCCAAGCTCTGACTTCCTTCAATTCGGTTCTGAGCGAGATCAACGCCAACTTCACGACCTTTGTGCCGGTGCTGACCACTGTCGGCGCGGGGATGGCGGCTCTTGCCGTGGCCCGGAAAGCCTCGAACACAACGTTTGCCGTGGGCGATGACGGGCAGCGTGTGACCGGGCTGCGGGCATACATCGCCGCGCAGTATGAGAACGTGGCTGCGACCAGGGAGCAGCAGGCGGCGGAAGCCAAACTCGCCATGGTCCGGGTCCAGGATGAAATGGCGGAATACAAGTCCTCGGCCAGCCGCGCTGTCAATCAGGCCATCCTCAACCGGAGCACCATGGCGCGCATGGCATACGAACAGGGTTTGCGCGATCTTCAGACGGACCTTACGGCCAAGACCGTGGCCTATGAAGCGTCGCTCAAGACGTTGGGCAGAACGTCCGTCACGGCTGGCACAGCCATGAAAGGGCTGAAATCGGCCGGAAGCTCGTTGCTGGGCGTGTTCGGGGGACCGTGGGGCGCGGCTTTTACCGTGGCGGTTATGGGCGTGGCCGGATTGACCTCGGCCATGGCCGAACGGACCGCATTGCACGAGAAGTATCGGCAGTCTCTGGATGATATCGGCACAGCTGCGGATGAAATGAGCGGGAAGTTGACGCGAGCGGCGCAATCCACGCTCACGTCGAAGTTGAATCAGGCAAAGGCCGAATTGGAGCGGACCAAGCAGGATATCGACAGGCTTAAGGAAGAATTGAAGGGAATGGATCTGGGCTATGGGGAATGGTCCGGCTCGTACAGGATTCTCTCGTCGGCCTCCGAAAAGTTTTTCGGCGCGAATCCCGGCACCTGGGAAGCGGCGAAGGTGCTGGACAGCTACAGCAAGGGACTGACTGACGCATATCAGGCCCAAAAGCAACTCCTGGAATTGCAAGCACAATTTGGCCGGACAGAGGCCATTGTCGAGGCGTCCACGCGCATTGACGAGCTGGCGAACGCGACTCGCAAGGCGGTCAAGGAAGAGGAGAGCGTCGCCACCCTGAACCAGCGGCTGAATGAGACTGGCGACGCGGGCAATGCGGCGGCTTCGGGCATCAATGCGGCCGGAGATGCGGCGGCCGGTGCTATGGGCAAGCTGGCCGGTCTCGCTGATGTGCTCCAGGATTCTAATTTCACGGCGTACACGGCCGGATTGACCGGCGCGCAGAAAACCTTTGCCACGGCCATGAAAGGCAAGTTGAACGAGAAGCAGCTTGCGGCGTATTTTTCCGGCAAAACCGGCGATCTTTCCGCCACGGACAGCCGCACGCTCCAGTCCAACAAGGCGGAACTGAACGCCATCTACGCCAACTACAAGAAAATGTACTCCTTGCAGGAGGCCACGAAGCACGCGGGCAGCGCGGCCAGCGCCAAAGAGGCGATCCAGCGGGTTCGGGAGGAAATCGAGCGGCTGAACGAGGTGCAGCCCACCAGCGCCGCCAAGCTGGCGCAGGCCCTGCGAGACATTGCCAAGGAAGGCAAGCAGGCGGGCATGAGTGCCACGGCCGTCAGTGCGCTCCAGGCTGAATACAAGGCCGCGTTTGACGATTCACAGGCCCGGAAAATGACCGAAGCCTTGCGCGATTTCGACCGGGAGATTGCCAGTCTGACCGGTGACGCCAGGACCATGCGCGAATTGGAAATGACCGGAACCTTGGAGCAGTGGAAAAAGAAGCTCCTGGAAGCGGGTGTAAGCGCCGAAGAGGCCGCGCCCAAGTTGGCCCGGATGAAGGATGCCCTCGAACGCTCCAATCGCACCAAGGACATTCAGACCACTGTGCAGTTCTATAAAGAATTGGCGGAACTTTCCGGCGACCTGACCTACTCCTTGCAGGCCCAGAACGAATTGATCGCCTTGCAGGCCGAACAGTACAGGAACAATGGGATAGCGCCTGATCTTGTGGCGCAGTGGGAAGCGCTCAAGCGGTTGCAGGCGTCCAATTCCGGCTGGGACGGCGCGGCGCGGAGCATGATGAGCTACTACAGCGAGGCCGCCAACGCCGGTAAGAATTTCGAGACCTTTTTCACCAACAGTTTTTCCTCGCTGGAGGATACGTTGGTGCAGTTCACCCAGACGGGAAAGTTGTCATTTGCCGATATGGTGAACTCCATGCTGGCCGATCTGGCCCGGTTGGCGATCCGGCAGTCGATTACCGGCCCAATTGCACAGGGGCTGGGCAGCCTTTTTTCCGGGTTCGGAGGGGGATCGAGTTACACAGGTTATAGCGGCATGGCCTTGGGCATGACGGGCTTCATTCCAGGCTTCGCCACCGGCGGCGTGGCCGCGCCGTCAGGGCTGCCGCGCTCCGGCGGCCTGCTGACCTCCCCGACCTTTTTCAGCGACGGCATGAGTCGGGCCTATGCCTCGGGCGGCCTGTCCGTGGCCGGGGAAGCCGGGCCGGAAGTCTTCATGCCCGCGGCGCGCATGAACGACGGCAACTACGGCGTGCGCGTGGACATGAGCGCGGTGTCCGCGCAGTTGCGGGCCGGTCTGTCCGGCACAACCGCGCCCAACATTTCCATCAACGTCATCAACCGGACCGGCGGCCAGGTGGAGGCCGAAACGCAGGCCCGGCCCGACGGCCAGGGCGGCTTTACCCTGGATATCCTGTTGACCCAGGTTGAGCAGGGGTTGGTGGCACGGGCCAAGTCCGGGCGGTCATCCCTGATGCAGTATCAGGAAAAAGCCTACGGCCTGAGCCGCGCGAGCGTCCTGACCAGGGGGAGGGGGCGGGCATGAGCATCGATGCTGTCGCTATCCATAAGCAGGCGGAGCCTGCTAACGGCTACCGCAGTGAGCTGCCCGACCACGGCCTGAGCACCCAGGAGCTGCTGCAGCGGGCCGTGCTGGAGTCCTACGCCAGCGCGGTACAGGAAACCATCCTGCTGTACACTCTGGAATTCAATCACAAATCCTTTGTCCGGCCCGCCAGGGTGGCGCGCTGGAGCGCGGCCTGCGCCACGCCGGAGAAATTTCTCTGCAAGCTGGAAGACGATGCGCCTTACGATCCCGGCCAGGTGGTGGAATTTGTCGGCCTGCCCTTTGAGGTGAAGTTTCCGGACAAGACGGAAGACAATGTGGGGCAATTCCAGTTTCAGGTCCAGGGCGTGGGCTTTGAGCTGGACGCTGATCTGGAGGAGGCGGCGCTTTCCGGCGGCAAGATCACGGCCATTCTGCGCATCTACGTCAAGGGCGAAGAACTGGAAGGCCCGGCGGAAGTCTGGCCGGGCATCAACGTCAAAAGCCCGGCCATTGACGCGACCACGGGCGACGCCACGGCCTCGGGCAGTCTCTTTGACTGGCTGAACCGCACCTTCGGCTACAACTACACGCCGGGCAAATATCCGGCGCTGGGCAAATGAATATGCATATCCATCTGCCCGCCAACTGGTGGCTCACCTATCTGGGCAAGCCCTGGGCCGCCGATCCGAACCCGCCCGCGTCCTACAACTGCGGGGAGCTGGTGCGCGCCGTGCATCGTGACCTGTGCGGCATTGACAGCCCGGCCATTCCGGTGACCGACGCGGGCAGCCGCCTGCAATGCGTACGGGCCATGCGGCCCGAGCTGTTTGGTCTGGAGGCATTGCCCGCCGGAGCCGCCCCGCGCGCCCTGGACGTGGCCTTTCTGGGCCGCCGCACATACCTGGCCCATTGCGGCCTGGCCGTGGAAACCGGCGAGGGCCTGCGCGTGCTCCATTGCCCGGAAGCGGCCTGCGGCGTGGCCCTGGACAGTCTCATGGAACTGCGCGTGGCGGGTTTCCCGTCTGTACGCTGGTTCCGGCACCGGAATATGGACGAGGTATTGAGGTCCAGGGGGTGGGCGCATGATTAGCGTCGCTCATGTGCTGCCCGACGGAACCGTCAAAGAATCCTTTGAGATGGCTGACGGCATGACCCTGGAGCAGGCGGCCCGCACCATCTGTCCGGACAGCGGGGGCAAGTTCCCGGCCCCGGTCATCGCCATTGTGGGCAGCAAGCCCGCCGTGCGCGAGCTGGGAGACTGGGAGTATCCATTAGGCGACGGCGCGCTCGTCCAGTTCCGTCAGCTCGCCCTGGGCGGCGGAGGCGGGGGCGGCTCCAATCCGTTGCAAATGGTCTTGCAGATCGCCATCATCGCTCTGGCCGTGGCCACATCTGTTTTTTTGGGGCCTGGAGCATTCGGCATCGCGGGGCTTGGATTGAATTCTTTTGTCGCGAGTCTGGCCGGCGCGGGCGTCATGATTCTCGGCACCATGCTCATGGGGCAGCTCTTCCCCCAGAGCTTGCCGCAGGGACAACTCAGCGCCAATGCCGCGGCCGCCGCCAGCCCCACCTATTCCATCAACGCCTCGGGCAATCAGGCGCGCCTGTATCAGCCGGAGCCCGAAGGTTTCGGGCGCATGAAGATCGTGCCCGACTTTGTGGCCAACACCTGGACGCAGTATGTGGGCAATGACCAGATCGGCTATTTTGTTTACGGCATCGGACGCGGCCGCTACGAGGCGGAAAGCCTGCAATTCGGGGAAAGCGTTTTCTGGCGTGACGGCGAGCTGGTGGAAGGTTCCCCCTACGAGATCCAGGATATCCAGTTTGTGGAGCCGGGCCAGGCCGTGACCATTTTTCCGGACAACGTGATCGCCTCGGACGAAGTGAACGGCCAGGAGCTGTTTGCGCCCAACGATGCGGAATACGACGGGGTCATCGGGCCGTACACGACAAATTCGCCGGGCACAAAAACCAACAAGCTGCTGTTTGATTTTGTCCTGCAAACGGGCCTGGGCCATTACAATGATCAGGGCGACCTCGAAAACTACTCGGTCTCCTGGAAAATCGAATACCGGGCCGTGGATGATTTCGGCAACCCGGGGTCCGAGTGGGCCGTGCTCGATACGCCGTCCATGACCGCCGCCACGCTCACGCCCCAGCGCCTGACAAAGACTTACGATGTGGCCGAGGGCCGCTATCAGGCCCGCGTGGTCCGTACCTCCAACACCACGGGCGACGGCCGGACCCTGGATACCCTTGTCTGGGGAGCCATGCGGGCCATACTGCCCGGCACATACGCCTATCCCATTTCCTGCATTGCCTTCTCCATTAAGGCCTCCAACGCCCTGACGCAAAACGCCAGCACGCGGTTTTCCGTCATCGCCACGCGCAAGCTGCCGCTCTATGACCGGGCCACAAAAACGTGGAGCGACGAAACGCCCACCCGCTCCTGGGCCGCCGCTGTGGCTCATGTCTGCAAATGCGAGTGGGGCGGGCGGGTTTCCGACGCCAATATCGACCTGGACGCCCTCTGGGCCATCGACGAAAAGCTCCAGGCCAGGGGCTGGCAGTACGATTCCTATATCGACGGGGCCTATCTGGTCTGGCCGCTCCTTGTGGAGATGTGCCAGAGCCAGTGCGTCATCCCCCGTTTCGTCGGCCCGGTGCTCTCCTTTGTCATGGACGCCGCCGACAGGCCGCCGGTTTTCGCGCTCACGCCACGCAACATCGTCCGCAATTCTTTTTCCGTGACCTACGCGACATGGAGCGACGAGACGCCGGACGATGTAACCGTGGAGTATCTGGACGCGGATTACGGCTACCAGCAGCGGGACGTGACCGCCACCTTGCCGGAATCCGAGAGCCGTGAGCCGTCCGGCCTGAACATCCTGGGCATCACCAGCCGCGAGCACGCCCACAAGGTGGCCGTGGCCTATGCCGCGCATAACCGCTGGCAGCGCGTGATTGTGGAGTGCCAGGTGGAGGCCTTGGGCCGCGTTATCAACCGGGGCGACGTCTGCACAGTGGCCCACCCGCGCTTCAGGAATACGGCGGCCGGAGCCGTGGCGGCCTGGGATGAAGGCGGGCTGGAAATCAGCCTTAAACGGGACATGGGCCGGACCGGCGCGGATACGGATGAAGGCGATGGATATATCGCCCTGACCAGGCAGGACGGCTCCATCTGGGGGCCGTGCAAACTGGCGGCGCTGGAAGACTCCACGGCCATCCTGGACAGCGCCGATTATGCGACTCTGCTGCTCCAGGGCCAGGGCAACCCCTTTGAATGGCTTACCTCCGGCATGGACCGCCTGCCCACCACCTGGACGCTGTACACGTCGCGGGTCTACCAGCGGCTCATGGTGGTGGATTCCGTCACCACGCAGGATTTTTTGCACTACTCCCTCAAGCTGCTCAATTACGATGATCGCATCTACCAGTATGGCGATATGGAAACGCCACCCTGGCAGGGGCGCGGCCAGATTCCCGTGATTGAAACCCTTGATGCTCCCGAAAATCTTCGGGGCGTCATCAAGGCCCCTGAAACGGTAACACTGGTCTGGATGTCGGTTCCGGGAGCGTCCTGGTACGAGGTGGAAACCTCCGCCACGGGAGAGAGCTGGGTCAACCTCGGCCGCTCCAACGTCACGCAGATGACCGTCACGGTTGCGCCCGGCGTCATTTACGCCCGCGTGCGTGCGGCCTCCGACACCCTGCAAAGCGGCTGGGCCATGTGGGAGGGGGATACAAGCATCCCGACGCCGGACGCCCCGGCACCTGTCCTTGATGGCGAGTATGCGGGCGCGAGCGCCACAATCTCCTGGGAGCCGGTGGAACACGCCGAAGGCTATGCCGTGGCTCTCAAAAGCGGCGGCCAAACTCTATATACCAGCCGCGTGGCGTCCGGCCCGTTTGAGGTGACACCGGAAATACAGGAGGGCGGCCCCTTCCGGGAGCTTGAATGCATGGTCAGCGCCGTGGGCGCGGCAGGGTCTTCGCCGGAAGCGACGGTCGCGCTTTCCGACCCGGCCCCGGTCGCGCCGGTGGATGCGGAAGTTGTTATCGGGACATCCGGAGTGACGCTGCAATCGGTGACGCCGGACGAGGCCCCGGACAAAACCGGCTACGTCATCGTGCGCGGCGATGCGACGGACTTCACAGCGGCCCAGGCGGCAGAATTGCGGCAGACGGCGGCGTTGCCCTATGTCTGGGACGGTCTCGCGGCCGGAACATACTACTTTCGCGTTGCCGTAAAGGACGCCTTTTTCGACCTCGCCCGCAATCCGCTGAGCCTGAACTGGAGCCCGGTGCTGGCGGTGGAAATATCCGGAGGCGGCGATGGCCAGTGATCTGTTCAAATGGCCTGACTGGATGCCTCTGGCCCAGCAGTCCGGCTACGGCTACGAGCCCGCGGACAGGCGCACCCGCACGGACATGGAAGTGGGCAGCGTGCTCCGCGTCAATTTCGATACGGATGAAACCACGCTGAACTGCGCGCTGATTCTGACGCAATTTCAGGCGGCCTGGCTGGAAGCCTTTGAGCGCGGGGCCCTGCACCAGGGCGCGCAGTGGCTTGAGATGCCCATCCAGACCGGCGGCTGCATTGAATGGCATACGGTGCGCTTCGCGTCCCGGCCCAAGGTCGCGGGCGTCAACGCGCTCTATACCACCTACACGCTTCAGCTCGACCTCGAAAAGCGCGAGCTGGCCATGGGCGACGAGCTGGCTGAATTGCTGGTCTGCGTCGCGCCTGAGGACTTGATAGAGGCGGTGGATACCGTGAAGGCTTTTGTGGGCGCGCTTCCGGCGTTGCGAGTTCCCGATTTCTGGATTTACGGCTGTCTGCACAGGAGGCTGGAGTATGAGTACGGGCTGCGGTGATATCGCCAAGCTGCTTGAGGCGGCGCACGCCCTCGTCGTGTACCGCGATACCATAGACAAATGGCTGAACGGCACGGAAGTCGAGGATGTGATCCTGGGCGGCGTGTCCGTGCCGACCCTGCGTAAACTGGTCGCCACCATTGACGAGCGCCACAGCCGCATCGCGGAACAGGTGGTGGAGCAGGCCGGCGCGCGTTTCACGGTCCTGGCCGAACGTATGCAGGCCAAAGTGGACGAAGCCGCCGCCCTGCTGGATCAGGTGAAAAGCGTCACCGTCACGGCCACCACCCTCGCGCCGGGTGCCGAGGCCAGCGCCGGTTACGATCCGGCCACGGGCCGGATCACGCTGGGGCTGCCCAGGGGGAACACCGGAGGCACAGGCGAGGCCGGACCGGCTGGGAGCGCTCTCATCGGCTACCTGGATGCGGGGGAACCGGGACGCGCAGTCATACAATACATCGACGCCGGGGAGCCTTCCGCCCCGGAAGGAGGAGAGTGATATGAGTCAGGCAAGCGTCCCCGTGGCGAATGGTTACAAGGCGTTCGGCGGCACCACGGCGCAGTGGGCCGCGTCGGACGACAGGCTCAAGTACCGGGAAATGGGGGTGGAATACACCCCGGACGGGCTGGTGCTCATCAAGTTCGGCATCAAGACCGAGGGTGATGTGGGCACGCCGTGGAGCGAACTGCCGTACAGCTCCGGCCCGGCGGGGCCGTCTCCGGCTGTCGAGTGGGACGGCCCACGCCTGCGCGTCAAAAACACGGACGGAACGTGGACAGGCTGGGTCAACCTGCAGGGGCCTTCCGTGGACTACATGTGGACCGGCACCAGCCTCAAACTCAAAAATCCGGACGGCACCTGGGGAGATCCCGTGGATCTGCGGGGCGAACCCGGCCTGACGGGCACCTCCGTTCCATCCACTCCCTCGTCTCTGGGCGGAGTCATGCCGCGCGCGGGGCTGAGCGTGGACCCCGATGGCTATCTGGATCAGGACCTCACATGGAGCAATAGGCAGTGTTACCGGACGCCCATCCTCGTATTGCACAACGGCGCCGCATATAAGTGGCTGGCGGTAAACGGCCTTGGCACCGATGCCGGGGTCAAAGAGCCGGGCGTTTCCGGCAGTGAAAATTTCTGGAAAAGCCTGGCTGCGGAGGCCCTTGAGGAAGTACGGAGTATTATCGAGGAACAGGAGCTTCTTCGCAAACTGTCCATCGGCTGCCCGAAGTTCTGGCGCTCCACCACGCTCCCCGCAAATCACGCATATCCGGACGGCTCGCTGATCCTCTTCGACGACTGGCCGGAGTTCAAGGCTGTGTACGACGCGGGCGGTTTTGCGGGCATGCTGATGCCTTGGGATGCCGACGCCGCTACCCAGGCGGCCAACCTTGGCAAGTTCCGTCCGGATGCCGCTAACCCCACGGGATTATACCTCCCCTTGCATGGCGGCCAGTTTTTCCGAAATTGGGTGCTGGGGGCGGAGCGGGAGGCCGGGAGTTCACAGCTTGATGCTTTGCAGCAAATGACCGGTAGCGTTAAGGCCTCAAGACTTTGGTATGGTGGTGATGAGGTAGAGCTATCTGGCGTTTTTTCATCTGTATCCCATGAAGTCGGAAATGCCGGACCTGGAGGGGTAATCAGCACCACATGGGTTTTTTATTCGATCCATCCCGCGTGGTCCGCACCGCCGCAGAAACACGGCCCATGAATGTTTCTCAGCCGATTATCACCTACTTAGGCCGTCCGAGGTAAATGACTACGGGCTGCCAGATGTGCTGGGGCACGTTCACGGGCCGGTGGGGACCATGTTGGATGTGGCAAATGTTGAGACGGAGTGAGATAGGACTGCGGCGGTACCACTCCCAGATGTGACCAGAGTCATCCCCGTTATGCTACTGGCTTTGGATTTAGAAAAAACTCCGAGATTGGTTGTGTCATCACGTATTTCCTTCCCGATTGCCCCGGTGATATTCCTAATCTCATCCCGGCCCCACGCGCCCGCATCCGCGCTTTGTCCCAGCACCCAAGCTCGGAAAGGCCGGAGGCCAGCGGAGAAACCGTTTAACCCTATGGAGTTTTCAAAGAGCCGTGCGCCTTTCCGAGCTTGGGCGCTGGGACAAAGCGAAGGCGCGGGCGCATGGGGCCGGGACGAGATTCGCAACATCGTCGGCAAGGTTGGGCTCATTGATCTTAATCCAAATGCCCCAACCTCTCTTAGTACCGCGCCTTTCACAGCCACCACCGTTAGTTATGGCCCAGATACGGGGTACAATCCTGGGCAAGGCGCGATTTGCGATATGGATGTATCGCGTTCTGTCTCCACCGGCCCGCAGAACGTCCCCCAGCACATCTGGCAGCCCATTATCCTCTATTTAGGCCGCCCGAGGTAAAGGATCACGGGGATATCAACGCTGGGCGGCATGATCGTGGTGGATGCGCCGTAAAGTGGATTAGCCTGTGAGGCAGTAAAGAATAGCTTGCTGTGCATCGCACCGTTTGGAAACGGAGACCAATAGCGGACATTGAACTGGCCTCCTATACTCAATGCCCCCGAAGCGGACCCCAGCGCACCAATTTCTGTCTGAGCTTGCCCAAAGGCAGCTTCGCCTTTGATCTCCGGCAGCCCCGGCGCGTTGTAGCCTCCGGCCATCCCATCGGCCCCGAGCGCCCAATTTCGGAAACGCGCACGGCTCTTTGAAAACTCCATAGGGTTAAACGGTTTCTCCGCTGGCCTCCGGCCTTTCCGAAATTGGGTGCTCGGGGCGGAGCGGGTGGCCGGGAGCTGGGGCCGGGATGAGATTCGGAACATCTATGGATCAATCAATATCATGAGATTGATTGATGGTGAGGCAGTTGGCCCTTTTTCATTGATCAACGACCGCGTCGTGGCGGTGGGGGTCGGGGGCGTCACCGCGTCGATATCTGATATCGGTTTCTCAGCCTCTAATGTTGTGTCCACCGGCCCGCAGAACGTACCTCCCCACATTTGGCAGCCCATTATCCTTTACCTCGGGCGGCCCAAGTAGAGGATCATGGGGACATTAACACTAGGCGGCATGACGGTGGATGATGCGCCGTAGATGGAGTTGGAGTGGGAGGCATCCAGCGTAGGAATATAGATATCTTTGTCGGTAACGCCGTTTACAAAAGTGCCACACTTCATGCCCTCGGTGTTCAGGCTAAGAAAAAACGCGCCAACATGCGTCATGCCAGAACTACGCGTACCGATTTTGCCAGTAATGTTTGGCAACCCCGGCGCGTTGTAGCCTCCCGCCATCCCATCGGCCCCGAGCGCCCAATTTCGGAAAGGCCGGAGGCCAGCGAAGAAACCGTTTAACCCTATGGAGTTTTCAAAGAGCCGTGCGCGTTTCCGAGCTTGGACGCTGGGACAGGGGCGGGAGGCCGGAGCTTGGCAGACTGATACGGGGCGAGAGGTTTCTGGTACTTTTGGTGGTTTTTCTCCGACGCCATCTGGAGCCTTTACCTCCTCAAACGATGTCCGCAATATTGGTGCTGGCAACAACCACAGTTACGTTTTGTATACAATGGCCGCTTCTCTTGCGTGGGGCAGCGAGCATACAGGAACGGAATTTACCCCTCCACACATCTGGCAGCCTATCATCCTATATCTGGGCCGCTCTGCCCAAGTAGAGGATCACCGGGATATCAACGCTGGGCGGCATGACCGTGGATGATGCTCCATAGACATCGTTACTTTTGGATGCGTCGATACCGAGTGCATAGCCTTTGCCATAGTTGGAGGATGACATTGCGCTGCCATGTGTGCACTGCGACCCCTTGATGATAGCACCGTTTACAAGGCCAGCGGCGACACTACCTCCAGGGGAGATAAATCCGTCCTCGTTGCCGACAGCCGTCGCTTGTCCCGTAATGTTGGGCAGCCCTGGTTTGTTGTGACTCCCCGCCATCCCATCGGCCCCGAGCGCCCAATTTCGGAAAGGCGAAGTGCAAAACAATAACCCTCAACCATAAAAGGAGATGCTCATGAGCACTATCCACACATTCGACCTGCGCACCGGCGCGTTTATCAACTCTCGCCCTGCCCAGGTTGTGGGCGGCAAAGAGCTTACCGTTTGCGCCAACGCCACACCCGTGGCCCCGCCTACCGATATCCCGACCGGACACGCGGCCCGCTGGACGGGCAGCGCTTGGGAGGTAGTGGAGGATCACCGCCAGCACATGGATTCCAAAGGCACCAAAATCGGCGGCACGCCCTATTGGCAGCCCGCAGAAGGCGACGACTGGCAAAGTCCTCCGCGTTACACTGAGGAACTCGGCCCGCTGCCCGAGGGGGCCGTGACGGAACGCCCGAAAAAACCGCTGTCCGTCCTCAAGGCCGAAAAGGAGCGCGAGATCACGGCGGCTTGCGACGCGGCCATTGTGGCCAGCCTGACCATGCCCACGTCCGCGCCGTCCTCCGCCGAGGTCGCCGTGGCCGCCGCCTCGCTGGCCAGTATCGACCCGGACGGACCGGATACGCTGCTGGCTCTGCACACGGCCCGGCGCGACGAACTGCTGGCCGCCGTGGCCGCAGCCGATTCCACCGCCGCCCTGGCCGACGTTGAGGTCAGCTATGCGGTGTAGTCCGTAACCAGGCCCGGCCGGGCCGCTCTTTGACAATTACATAGAGAATCGACCGATAAGGCACACAAAAGGAGGTTGTTATGCCTGTTGTGTGCCTGAAGTACAAACGCAAACCCTGGGTGGTCAAATACCGCGAGCCGTGGAGCGGCAGGCCTCGCCAGCGGGCTTTTGCGGCCGAGGCCGAGGCCCGCGCCTTTGAGGATGCCCAGGCATCGCTCTATGAGCGGGAGCGGGCCATCATCAAGGCCGTGCGACGGCGGAGAGCCCAGGGTCGCCCGGCAAGTCTCACAATAGCCGAAGTGCTTGATCGTTATCTGGACAGCCTGGGCAATCCGTCCACCAGAGCCGCCAGCGCATACCATCTGCGGCTGTTTGCGGACATCTACGGCCAGCGCAAGGCCCACTGTCTGACTTTGGAGGACGTGGGGGCGTTTCTCACGTTGCAGCAGCAGCGCGGCGTGAGCAAAAGCACAGCCTGCCGCCGCATGGGCATCGTCCGGGCCGCCTATCACTGGGCGGCCCGCTGGGGCTTGCTGCCCACCAATCCACTGGCGGGCCTGCAACTGGCCAGCCCCGCGCCGCAGACACCGGACCCGCCCACGGCCCGTGAAGCTCGGATGCTCTATGCGACCGCCGCGCCGCATGTGCGGCGGGTGATCGCCCTGGGCATGGCCACCGGCGCGCGCATAGGTCCGTCAGAGCTTTTTCGTCTACGCTGGACGGATATTGATACGCGCGGAGCCGTGCTACGTATGCCTAATGCGGCCAAGGGCGCACGGGCCGAGGCCCGTGAGGTGCCCTTGCGGCAGGATGTTCTGCGCCTGCTGCGGCGCTGGGAAGCGGAAGACGCGGCCCTGGGCTGTCCCTGGGTCATCCACTACAGAGGGCGGCCCGTGCGCAGCATCAGCCGGGCCTGGCGCAATACACTGCGCCGGGCGGGTATTGAGCGACGCATCCGGCCCTATGACCTGCGCCACGCTTTTGCGAGTCGGGCGCTGGACAATGCGGCGGACCTGAAGTGCGTGGCTGAGGTCATGGGCCACGCCAACGAAAAAATGATCGTGAGATTTTACCGCCATACCAGCGCCAGACAGCGCCGCAAGGCGGTAAATGCGGCCCCGTCGCTGGAGCTGGAATAGTTTCGGCAGAGGCGGGGGCATAGATGGAGACGTAGGGAATTTAGCATCCGTTCAATTTTGATCTAAAGAAAAATGGGGAGAGATTGCCTGGACGGGCAGAGGGAAAGGGGGGAGAGGGGATAATTTACTATGTGTTAAATCATGTGCAAAACAGATACAAAACATGAGCATAGGCGTGCATACGATAAAAAGCTAACTACCTGATATCTAAAAAATACGCGCATGGGGGCGCGGCCTCTCAAGCCGCTAAGACGGGTTCAAATCCCGTTGGTGACGCCATTTTCCGAAGATTGTAATTGGCGGCATGCGACAATTACACCTTTTAGAGGCTCGAAGGGCATTCCTTTGAGCCTCTTTTTTGTGTGTATATGGAACCCTTTCCGCCTGACGCGCGAGGATGGCTTGATTGTGTCCGGCTTTCGCCGGCCTGTTGTTCCACCGGCCTTCCTTGGCGCGGACATACAGGGCGCGGCGGACGCCTTCCCTGCCGCGGGCGTCTCAATTTCGAGCCGGGTTTATGATCAGGTTGGTCGGAAAGCGTTTGGCCTCGTCCGGGTCCATGCGTAAACGTTCTCCTCCACTCTGGAGCAGGGAGCGGGATCGACAACTATGGCGTGACTTGTAATCAAAAACGCTATGTATTAGACTTTATATCCGGATAAACCTGTAACCCTCTGTTTTATACAGACCATCTGAACAAGAGACTTACAATGAAGCATATATTTTGCCTGTTGCTGGCATTTTTTATACTCGCCGCAAACGCCTATGCGGCCGAAAAAGCCCCAAGTGCACCTGTCGCTCTGAATCCTTATGAACAAATAATGGTCGGAAAGGTGTGGATTACAACGGACGCCGTGGATCAGAAGGGTGCCAGCGTACCCGCCGAGGATGAAAAGGTGGCGGCATTCTTCGGTAAAGCGGAATATTTTCCCGACCACGCCTTCAAGATGGTCACTCTGGACGGCAAACCGAAGATGCACGGACTTTGGAACATGACGGCGGACGGGAAAACCAGGAACCTCACGGTGCGGGATGACACGGGCAAGACCCGTTTCACCCGGGAAGTGGAAAACGTAAAAGTGACCGACGGCGAATACACCTACCGTATTTACCCGAACAGCGAGAATAAAGCCGAACACATCGATATCATACATAAGCCGCGATAA